TGCATGACTGTGTGTGCATGACTGTGTGTGCATGACTGTGTGTGCATGACTGTGTGTGCATGACTGTGTGTGCATGACTGTGTGTGCATGACTGTGTGTGCATGACTGTGTGTGCATGACTGTGTGTGCATGACTGTGTGTGCATGACTGTGTGTGCATGACTGTGTGTGCATGAATAGGTATTAAAAAAAGAAAAACCCGACTCAATGGCCGGGCTAATAGAGCGTCAAGACTTTGTTTAAAGGACTAAACAACTAATCTTAATGGTCTAAAGTTGCCTTGCTGTCTTGAATTAATATTTGACCTATGAGCATAAACTATTTTTGAGATTATTTTAATATCGTCAATATACCATTGAGGAAATTCAACTAATAAATCACTGTCTAATTTATATTTTTTTATGGTCTCATTGTGTTCTGAAATTGATTTTAAATCATAATTAAAAAAATAATATCGACTGTCTTTAGAGTCATAATAACTATGCGCTAAAGTGTCATAGTGTCTATTGCGCTGATTTTCTAAACTATCATTAATCATTTTAATTATTGCGCTGTCATAGGTGCTAGACGTTGAATTAAATATAGAATCATTAGTGTTAAATTCAATATATGGAATCTTTAAGCGCTCAGCAGCGGCAATCAATGAATAAATATGACCTCTAGTTGTTCTAGAGTATCCAGTCGAGTTAATTGCTAGAACCTTCACGCCGTTTAGCATAATGAAACGCCCTAAAAGATAGTGATAACCATAGGAATATATTTCGCGCCCTTCGTAGAATGCGTTTCTACATCTAGCACTGTACTGACTTTGATTTAAAAATAGGTCTGTTATTTCATCTATATTTTGAAATACTTTTTTGATTCGTTTATTTTTTGTCATTTGATTTTCCTTTTAGTTGTTCTTTTAATCTAGGGATAGCTTCGTCAAGTAAGTCTCTAATCAATTCTGACACACGTATATGGTTGTCTCGAATAAATTTTAATTGATCTTTACGAATTGAGACGCTAGTCGCTTCGCAATTTATACCGTCGTCTGACTTCACATAGTTTTTTAAATTTTTCATTTTTTAAGCTCCTTTAAATATTTCATTTTCATTATTCCTTTATATTTAAAATTTCACCGAACGGCGCTTTTAGTTTAGAGTCTAAGTTTTCTAATACTGTAAATAAAACCGGATATTCTGGACAAGGGCCAAAGTCGTCACAATATAAATCTGTTAGAAATACACAAGCTATAGGTAACTCAGTCTGTTCATTGATATACGTAAACACCGGACTAAACGCTGTGCCGCCGCCGCCCATAGGTTTTATTATGATGTCGTCGTCAGCTAAAAACTTCTCAGCTTTTAAAACTTTAGAATCAAAATAAATAATTTCAATTTCAGATGGAGTAACGTCTTGTCTTATTGCGTTTATTTCACTAGTGAATTTATTCAAAAGCTCTTGATTAATAGAGCCTGAACAGTCAACGGCAACGGATATCTTACCGAGACGTTGACCTGACAAGCTAGGTAAATATAAATCAGTAGCTAAAAAACGACGTTTAGGACGCGCATAGGTATAGTCAATTCTAGCTTTTTCACTAACAAATTTTTTTAAAACTGTTTTCCAGTCAACCACTGGCTTAATAAGATCGTCAACTAGTCGTTCTAGTCCAGCGCTTAATTTTCCTTGCATTTTAGCGGCGTTTTTAGCCTTAATAACTTTGATTTTCATATCGGCAGATTTCTGCGCTAGCGTTGCCGCGTCTGGTTTTGACTTACCCATATTAGAGCCAGCGTCTAGAACTGAATCTAGAGCGCCGCCCTTTGTTCCGGGCTTATTTTTAGAGTTTGATTCTGGCAATAATTTATAAACGCCTTCAGCGGTGCCATTGCCAGCTTGTACTAGTTTAGCGTCTAATAGGCCCATAGCTGGCATTGTTCCTATACGTTCATTGACTAATAATTGATTTATAACGTAGTCAGCAGCTTGATTAAAACGATTATGCTCGCGTGCTCCACGGCGTCCCATATGGTCCATAATACAGTGCATAGTCTCATGCGCTAAAACAAAAATAGTTTCATTTAAAGTTAGTTTTTCCGCCCAAGCTTTATTATAAATAATTGACTCGCCATCAGTTGCGAATGTTGAAATCTCTGTAGACTCACTAATAGGCATGGCGAGCAAAATAGACGCAAAAAAAGGTTGATCTAGAATAAGACTTGCGCGAGCTTTTATAATATTATTCATAACACTATTTCCATAATTGAGAATGTTTGATTTTTGTAATACTTTGAAGCGTACTTATTCAGTACGTCCATTGAGTTACTTTGAAAAATAATCTCATTTTTAATTATTAACATGTAATATTTCATTTTAAATCATCCCTATAAAAATTATTGAAAATGCTAGAACAATAAACCAGTCTAATAAAAATTGTTTTATATCTTGTCTCATATTAAATCATCCCTATAAAAATTGAAAAACCGACCATTGCTAGAATCAAAACCAAAAATAAAAAAGTCTTTTATTAAATCTAAAAACATATTAGTGACCCTTTCCTAAACTCTTAACTAAGTCTAACAAAACCGATAAGCGCTCTATGTCATCTTGACTTAAATATTCAGTAGGTAGAGCCATAATACATTCAATTTCAAACTTTATATTTTCCATAATTGCACCTCTTAACAATAGTCTAACAGGTTGTTAACAACTAATCAATATAAATTGTTAACAACTTAATAGACTGTCAAAAGTTCGACACCGTTTCACTTTGGGACGCCCATGAAAGCGCCCATTGCGTTGCTAATAGCGTCTAATTTTTTCTGTGCTTTGTCTCGCTCAGTTTTGTTATAACGTAAAATCTCAGTATGAGGCATAGCCTTTAAAGCTTTTTGAATATCAAGCCTTGCATTTTCTAGGTTTGAATCATCGGCAACATTTAACATCGGCATAAGCTGACATAACTCGTTTATATTTTCTATTAATGAATCACGTAAAATTGCATCTGGCTGTTTTAATTTATCACTAGCCGTTTTAACTACTGAGTATAGGCGCTCCCAACATTCACGCATGGCTTTTGCCTCAACTTCTTTTATCTTTTTAATAAAAGCATTTTTCTCAGCGTCTGAAATTTCAGTCCTAAAATCAGTCACGTCAGGTAGTGGCATATAGTTAACGTCTAGACTAAACTTTGATTTAATTTCATTTGCCGCCGGGTATTCAGCAGCGTTGTAAAGGTCACCTAAACGCGCCTTAGCTTCATTTTGTAGCCGAGGATATGCAGCTATGAAGTCGTTAACTCTAGTCTCAAATTCTGATTTCATTTTTCTCATTTCAGTAGAAAATTTTAAATGATTTTTAGCTGAAATAATTCTAGAGCCGTCACTAAACCATGGTAAAGTCTGCTCGTAAAAATAACGTCTAACAGCAGAGCAATGCGCTACTATTAAGTCCAATTCCTTAGACATTGGCATTAGATTTTTGTTATATATCCCGGCCACACGTTCCGTTTTGTGGCTTTTAATAACCGTATTAGTTGCCGTCTTATCTTGTTTTTTAGCATTCCATTGAGAAATATTAACAGATATTAAAAGGGCTTTACTTGATAGGGCACTATTATTGTTTTTCATATATATATATTCCTTATTTATTTGATGTTGTCAGGGTTTAGAGGCATAATAAGACCGACTATTTTATTATTTAAAGTCATAATCATAGGTGACTTATTGTTTTTATATTTCAATTGAATATCAGAACAAAAATTAAAAGCAGCAGCGTATTCAGCGTCAAAATAAGCGTCTTTAATTTTATAAGCCACTGGCATTTTTTCTCCGAAAACTCTTTTATAGCCTTTCACTTCTTTTAATTTTGTTTCAATATTTTTAAATTCATTTAAGTTTATTCTATCAACTAATCCAGCTAGGTCTCTAGTTTCAATATGTTGGTCTTGCATTTTAGCACTAACAATTTGAAGCTTCATTTTAGTTATTCTATTTTTAAGCTGCTTTACTTCCTTATTTTCTACGGACTGAATAAATTCTATAGAAAATAGCCACGCGCCGTTTGAAATAAAGCCTTGATTTAAGTATATTTTGTCACTAGGTTTTAATTTTTTAAAGTTCATTTTAGTCATTCCTTTTAGTTATTAAGTTAATAAATCAGCGCCTTCTTTTGACGCCCAGTCAATATAGTCTTTAGTGTGAAATAGATCGGCGTTGCGAGTCACGGCGTCTCTTACAAACAAAACGCTAAACTCTGGCGGCAATCGTCTAATATATGTTAGCGCCCGGCCAAAATTAGCGCTTGTTACCTTGTGAGCTAGGGCACCACAAACGGCGTATAAAGTTGCTGGATCTTTTGGAACTATTGATTTTTTAGGGTCAAGTAAAATACCGTCAATATCTGGCAATGTTCTAAAGATCTTTAAAAAGGCTAAAAACTCAGACGCCGGGCCTTGTCCAACGTCACCACTAAAAACGGCAAACTCTAAACTTGAATCAATAACTCCTAACGACGCGCTAACGCCTTCACACCATGAGCGAGGAGTCGCATTGATGTCATTGTTAGCGTCGTAATTAGTTAACAATTCTGGTCTGAAACGTAAAAAAGCAATGACCTCTGGCTTAATATCGTTATTCAATGCCCATTGCGTCCAGTCATCAAGTGAAGCGTCTAGCTCTATACGTGTTACTCGGTTAGCAAGTTGACCTAATACTCGGTTAGCGCCAGACCGATCTTTTACACGATTGCCAGTGCATACAATTGACCATCCCTTTTTGAGACGCTTTCCGTGAATTTCACGGGCTTGGATTAGGTTAGCTAGTATTTTTTGAGAATTGTTGTCAGCTTGACTTAATTCGTCTATTAAAAATATTCCAAAGTCAGGGCAATTGCTACCTTCTAAAGGAAATTTTTCGCTAGACACTAGAAAATCAACGTCTGTTTTGTCACTTGAAATTACAGGTAGGCCATAATCCTCTGGCTGTAATAGTGGCGCGTGGATACACTTAAAACCGATACCTAGCTCAATTGCAACTTGCTCGGCAATTTGAGTCTTGCCAAGTCCCGGACTTGATTCGATCAACGCTGTTCTAGTGATTTTATTCTCATGTCGCATCTTAATTAATTGTTTCAATTCTGTAGGCTTCATTTATATTGCTCCTCTGTTATTCGTTTAGTTTACTGTTCTATAAACTAATATAGATTATTGTTAACAACTTGTCAATATGAATTGTTAACAACTTATTAAAGTCTCAATATGAGAAAACATTACATAATATGTCATAGTGTCTTGTTATTAGACGCTTATTTATATATGGTCTTATTAAGGAAGTTGTTAACAACATATAGACTCACTATGATACGCGACTAATCATGTCTATATATATATGTTAACGGCTAAAGGAATTATGAGACTAGATAGGGCTTTAATAGTTGAGAAATTATTTCTAGGACTTTTAAGCCTCACACCGTTGATAGCTTTTTCTTTTATAATAGCCTTTATTCTAATAATGGCTATAGGCAGACTGTAAAACTAATAGACGGTGTGACGAATTTTGTCGTCATATATTTTATCTCACGTTCTATGCCAGAAAAGACCTTTAAATCTGGCACGAGCATTGAGTCTCCGATAAAATGGATTTGTTAAAACTTACTAATAAGAGATGATGACTTGTAACTATAGAAATTTTTTAAAACACAAGTTACAGGAAAAATTTTAAAAAAGATTTTTGTTCAACCACTGGAGACAACGATGACTGAGAAGAAATTGAAAAAAGATTGGACTCAAGACCAAATGATTTTGACTCGTCATCGCCTTGAATACCGTAACCAAGTATTGAATAAACTATTTCACAAAGAGTTTGAAAATATTAAGCTAATTACCCCTTATGATATCCCAATAAACCAAGATAAAAATCTAAATATTTTTGAGTGGGATAAAGTAGAAGCTAAGGTAAAATCCTCAGAAAACTCTATGAAAATTTGTGATATTCTCCAAGAGATTATGGAAGAGAATCAAAAATATATTAATGAAGTTGATCAACTAATTCTTAGGTCAAATGGCCTAGTTTCTGGTAGATAGGTTTGCGCGTGATCTCCATAGAAAACCGCCCTCTTAAATTTTCACAGCCACTAAAAACATACCCCCTGCCATTATGAAAATCACATATATACTTGAGGTAAACACTCATACAGATAAAATACCTTCATCAATAATAGATAATTATATAAGATCTGCATTGATTAAATATTGTAGAATTAATAAAGATTATTTTGACGGACTTAGGCCAGAAGATCTTCCTAGTTTTTCAATTGAGAGATTAGAAATAGGTGGGTTTGTAGGAGTTAGTGACCCTGTAAGGACTTCGATAAGTAGAATAAATCTTATCAACGCAGTAGACCAGTATATAAAAGATTTAAAGAACAGACAAGATAGAACATTTAAACCTGACTAATGCTCAGCCGTGATCTGTAGAAGACGTGGCTTTAATTGCGTAAGCTTATGAAACTGTTGCTCCCCTATACTTTGGCGAAACTCGTGGAACCACTCCCAGGCTTTCTCTCTAGACTCAAATGATATTGCTTTTTTAATCTTGTTACCATGGATAGGTTGAAGCGCGAACTTCCCATCAAAGGCAGACGCCGCGAACTGAGCGCCACTCGGTAGCGTGAACATGATTATATACTTCACCAATTCTGCCACTCAATCTTTTCAATGAAATGGATCTTATCTTTACCGATCAAGTGCGCCTTAAAGAATCCTTTATTAGAGCCTTGAAGCTTCTCTCTTAGGTTCTTATCTACTTCAATCATCAGGTTGATTGATCTGTCGTGGTTATAAACTAGCGCCCTGTATGAGGACTGCGGATTCATATTGAGTGGCGCTTGAACTTTAACGATGACCATGCGGTAGGCCTTGATGCTGTGGATTCTTTAGTTGATCTAATTCACGTAGAGTAAAAATTAAAATATCACATAAGTCTGGCACGTTCATATAAATCGACTCTTTAATTTTTTGGTCGCTGCTGTAACAGTTCTCCTTAACCTTATACGCTAACTCCATTTTTTGTTTAGTCGTCATTTTTAGTGGATTGAAAAAATCTTTCATTTAAGTAGCTCCTCATTCTTTTTTGTTAGCGGACATTCAGGACAAACACCTTTTAAAAGCTCAGTAGATTTCTCTAGAGCTTCTTTTAATTTTATGTTTTCTATTTGAAGTTTGTCGATCAATTCATCTCTTGTTAACATATTATTCTCCAGTAAATTCTAAATATGTTTTTATAGCTTCTTTTTCAGTATCGAATGTTCCTAAGTGAATTTTTATATTATTTTTTATTCTTGCATAGGCCTGCCATTTTTTAGTTCTTTTAAGGAAAGTTGTACCGTGGTGGAATCCAAGCCTATGTCTTGGCATATTCCTATTATTATCTCTGAAAGTAACATCTCTTAAGTTTACTATTCTATTATTTAGTTTGTTTCCGTCAATATGGTCAATTATATTTTTTGGCCATTTCCCATAATATAAAGCCCAGCAAATATTGTGGACTCTATACATTTTACCCTTGTAATTTGTTATCCAGTAATTGTGTTGTGGACAGATACAACCAACAATGTCTCCAGACTTAACACCACTACCATTAGATACTTTCCAATACAGTATTCCAGTCATGTCATCATATCTAATAACTTTTCTTATCTCAGATATTCTAGCTCTTGGCTTCATAGATTCTCTTTTAGTTTAAAGTATCTAATACATATAACAGTGTCTTTAGTTATTCCAGCAGTAATTTTCTCTCTCACAAATTCATAGTCTCGTAGAATTATAGGCTGAGTCTTCAAAGCTTTAATCCAGTAGTCATCTTTGTTCTTTAGTTTGTAGTCATCCATAACCAGGCAGATTTTAATTTCTTTCTTACCGTCGAAGCTCATTCTATATACCTTTCCAATATCTTTACTTTTTTCGGTGACCAAGTGTCTGTTGGCATCCTTCTACTGTTGAGCCATTTTACTTTTGGCTCTATCGTATCCCCTGGCCTGTACTTCGCATCGAATTTCATCGACACAAAGTTATGGTCTTTATAGCACAGTGGTATATGATTTCTGGTGTTTTTAAACAACGCTTCATCACCTTTATGTGGAACTAAATGGTCTACAACTGTGGCTTTTTCACCACAAGCATAGCACTCTTTATTTAGCGCAAGGAATCTGGCGCAATAATTTCTCCACTCGGAGTTCCCACGGTAGAGATTTTGTTTCCTTTCTCGTTCAGGATTATGCTCTCTTGGTTTAAATTCTCCTGTGTTGCGGTGCCTTGGTTTAAAGTTTCTCTGGCCTGCCATGCTTCCTCCAACTTCTCTTGAAAGCGTTTCCACACTTGAGTTCCATTATCAAACTCCATAGCGGCCTTCTCTGCAATTGCTAACGCTTTAGCTGAGTCATTGGCCATCGTTTTAAACATATTGGCAAGATCAGTCAGCTCTTTATTTGCTTCCAATATAGAAGGGATTAAGCGGTTTGCCTCAAGTAGTTTGGTGATGCGGCGAACCATTGCATCGTAGCCACATTTATTCTGGATCGGATGAGGCTCATTACATATTTCACATAGGCCTGATTTTCGATTCATAGGAAATACTGAGTTCATAGGTCTCCCTTATTTGTTTCATCTGGGTCTGCTGGCATAGGCATCCAGTGAGTTAACCAATGCTCTTTGTGCCCAAGGTGATTTCTGAAACATCCAACGCCTGGAGCATTAGGATGGTAGGTTTTAAATCTTACAGTTCTAGGATGAATACCTAAGTCATCTCGACCTGAATACCCTGCTGAACAAGCTATGATCGCAGTTCCGTCTTTAGGAGCTATTTCAATTGGCAACCAATTTTTCATGCGTCCTCTACAACCTCTAATTTTTTAGGGCCATTAGTGTCAACCATACTTCCAGACATAAGCGAGTTTAATTTTATGGAAATAAGATCTCTCATGTAGTGAGCATCAATTCCTGCAACAATATTTAATCTATAGTCGTTACCAACTTTGTAACAAATAACTATTGCCTCTGGTTTTTCATCCATTGCTTCAGCTAAGACTTTTGATACTTCTACTCGTGACATAGTTACTTCTTAAGTTAGGCCTACAGCCTCCGCCAACACTTCAGCTTTTTATTCACCGACATGGTATCTAGATTCCATAGGCCCGAAAATACTATACGTTTACTGGAGTTCCTGGAGTTAATAGAACTTCTTCTACGTCTCCTGGGATCAAGTTAAGATCTAAAATACCTTGTAATGTTTGCTCTCCAACTGAAATCATCGCAGAGATTTGAGTCGCGCCTACTCGTCCAGATGGAGTAAATTCTGCTGACATACCATCGGCTGCCGCTACGATTGATCCAAGATTTGCGTCTTGAACAGACCATACTGGCGGAGTCGCCGGAGCTGGCAATTCATTATCGAATCTGTCTTCTAATTTCAATGCGATTGGCAATTTCTGTGTTACTTTCATGTCCATGTTTTCTACCTTTACCCCTCTAACTGTTAAAAAAGCTCTCACTCCTAGAAGGGATAAAGAAGTGAGTTTTTTGTTTATTAATTTAAGTTCTTTTAAGATATGTAAAAAGACAAATATAGTTACCAGCATTAGTATTGTTGTTTCAGCCATATTGTCTCCTAGAAAATTGTGTACCAAAATTTATCGCCCGTTGTTGCCGCTAATATTCTTGTGCTGATTCTTATTCCCATTTCCTGCTTATTTCTTCCGTCAGTATAGTAGTGCATTATGTTCTGAACAAGGCCAGGATGTAAAGCGTTTAAAGCTTTAATCCAGCGAATCCCATAGATACAATTCATAACTGAACTTTGGTTCATTTCATGTCCTGGTTTAATAAAAGCATCCCATAAAACATTTAAAGCCTGGTTAAAATAAGCAATTGGATAAATCCATAATGGAGCGCGGTGTCCACTCAATTTATAGAAGTAAAATTTATGATTAAATGACAATACGTCATTGTTTACCCTCCAAGATTGCGCATAGAAAAGACAACTTTCTTGAATAGCTTTCTTTTCCTCCGGGTGATCATTAAAATATGGGTGATTTAATCCGGCAAAGAACGCAAGTATTTGATCTCTTGAAGTTTCTTCTGGTTTTGAATACTCTGGGTGAAATGGATATCTTATAACTTTTCCGTTTGTCAGAAACATCGTCATAAGTGCTGCGTCCTGAGTGGAGCCAGCAAAGGCCATCATTCCTGTCGAGAAAGCGGCGTCTCCTCCATCAACATAGTCCTCGCCATTACCCTCTTGTAAAATTATTCCATGTTGATCTCTATACATTAATTCAGCCTCGATTTATTGTTTACAGTTATATTAGTTTTACCGACTATTTCTTTTAACTCTTTTTGAATTACTTCAGAACACTTCTTAAGTCCTTCCATAGCCTGTTCTTTTGTTTCATAGAAAATAGGCTCTTCACCTTCATTAGAAGACAGTCTTAGAATGTCATCTACTCCCTTAACTGTAAACTCCGCCCACCAATACCATCTTCCATCATCTAGTTGAGCAATTCTTCCTTTTATTCTTCCTTCAGCAATCGCTGTCATAGGTCCTCCCTGATTCTTAATCCAACTGGAAATCTTGGAATGCCGTCAGAAGTTAGTCCCTGATATTTAACAGTTAGGAGACCTCCGATATAGTCTGTCCCATTTTCCCAATACTCTTTTAGTTTAGCAGTCTCACCTGACATCTTAGCGTTGAATTGTTTTCCGTCTTTGGTTTGACAGACAAAAGATCCAGCGTGTCCTGCAAGCTTTCCTCTACCTTCTTCAACCCCTAGAATAACAAACTCTGTGTCTTGAAAGGTTTTCATTTTTAATAGTTGATCTGATCTCTTGGTGTGATATCCCTCATTTAAAGTTCTAACCATTGCTCCTTCATATCCAGCCTTAATGAATGCCGTATAGTAACTGTCGAGTGAGCCTTGATTACTGGAGTACATAGTATCAACCAATACTACTGATGTTCCGCCTAACATAATGATGTCACTTAAAGATCCAATGCGCTCTTTAAATCCACGAGTGGTATCAACCATATCATAAACGTGATATTGTACTTTCTTTGACTCTGGAGTCGGTTCTTTCTTTCTGATCGCAGAAGATAGTTTCTCAAAGTCTGATCTTAAATTATGGTTATAAAGTTCTCCGTCAAGCCAACATGGAATAAGTTTCATTTTTCTAGCTATGAAAGCAATTTTTTCTTCAATGTGCGGTACAGAAGTTATTCTTTTTCGCGTGCGACTCCATAGAGTTACTTTCCCATATGAGTCAATATGTGCTATACATCGGTGCCCATCAAGCTTTGGTTGTACTGCCACTGGGAATTTTATCTTACTGACATGGTCTTCAAATACTTTAGCCAGCATCGGAGTAATACCGCCTTCAATAATCGAGTCGGTCTTTCCGGCCTTTGCGTCTTCTAGGCTCTCGACGTAGCCCATCTTCTTTTGTTTCTCCCACCGACTCTGCGCTTCTTTCAATGCTTGCTGCTCTGGAGTCGTCGCGTTTTTCTTTCCAGCACTTTTGCCACTTTTTACTTGGTCTGTTGTCGTCTGCAATTTTCCGTCGACTTGACCGTAGACTGTGACGATGGTTGTGTCCTCTACGCATATACGCCATTGTTGGATCGCGCCAGTAGAAGTTTTCTTATAAAGAATAGGTAGTACTTTTGTTTCCATGACAATAAGTTCTTATCAAAAAGAATAGTTGTCAACAACTCCACTACTGCACAGTCCTAGAATTATATTCTTTTATAAATATTATCGCTTTTGTCAGAAATTCGTTTAATCTTTCAGCATCTTGAAGAGTTAATTGTAAAAAGTCTTGTGATTGATTGATGTAGATTGGTCGGCTTACGCCATCAGTTCCGCGAATGGCCACATCGACCACGGCCTCAATTTCGCTTCCCTCTGTGTATGGTAATTCTGGGTCTTTGAAATCGTCTGATGCCATACATATATTTTGCTGGCATCAGACAATAAAGTCATCACGACTTACGGCTTATTAACGTCTAAGTAAATACTTGCTTTTCTTAGTATTTCTGAATTATCTTTTGCCAGTCCCAACATACGATTACAGCTTAAACATAATAACCCTCTGACAGTGGAAGTTTCGTGGCAATGATCTACGTGGAGTATTTTTGATATTTTCTCACCTTTAGTTACTTCCAGTATCCCTTCTTTACCGCATATAGCGCAGCACTTATTTTGATTTAAAAATAAATCCCTATATTGTTTTTCAGATAGTCCATAGGTAGTTTTTATTCTATTCCTTTTAACAATTGCTTTTCTTCTGTCTATATTATTTCTTCTCCATCTATCAGACCTATCATGGTGACAGGTTTTACACTGAGCACTACTTCTATTAGAATATTTTGGCTGGAATCTATCTGGTGGTTGTGGATTTATAGCTCTGCAAGACTTATTATAGTTAGAACAATATCTTAGAATACCGCCATCTTTCGATGGCGGAGTTTCTTTATTTTCCATTATTGTGTTCAAATATCCATTGCGGAATATCTGCAAAACTAATAAATAATTTTCCGGAATTACTTGACGAACGATCAATAGTTGATCTCTTCATCTCGTAAGCTCCGTCGCCGTCTCGATCTCCAGAGATTGCGTCAGTATTATATTCTACAGTTTTAAAATATGGCTGCTCAGTTTGATCTTCTTTCAGAGTCGTATGGTGACCGTGGTTCGCGTCTCCATAAACTTGTAGAGTACCAACGTCCCCCTTCTTACCCAATTCTCCTGACGGACGCAGATATTTCGCCGGAACAAAAGATGTCCGTCTGAAGTCTTGAGAAGCTGCTGTTCGACGTACTGGATTTTTAAGTCCAAGAGCTTTACAGGCATCATCAATAGCGCACCATCCTCCTGCTGCACAATAAGCGGTTCCCATTGGTACACCAACGCGGCTGTTGAAACTGTCAATACGCGGTGATCGGTTATAACCATTTGTTTCTCTGAGTTCAGCATCTACGTCCCTTTGAATGATTGACACGATCTTATCTGCAATGATCTGTCGTGATAAAGTTCCAGGGTGTGGATTAGTGTCTGGTAGTGGGATAGGAGGGGCAGCCACTACACCTGAACACTTAAACAAACCCTGTTTATAAAGTTCTTTTAAAATTAACGCTGCTCCAGCAGAGCTTTGAACAGAAGCATTCGGGTCCCACACGTGATCGCGTGGATATTTTCCGTATCCATCATTTACATTTGAGCAAGCCCATAAGTAAGGAGATGTTTCAGATTTTCCAGCGCCAGTAAGATATCCCGTTCCGTTGAAGCGCTCCATTGCATAAAGAATTTCACCGATGTCCGTTGAGCCACCACGCAGTTTCGCCCATCGAGCGCCGTTGAGATTGATAGCGTCGACAGCAGCATCATCCCATGTTTCAAATGGACCGCGACCAATTGGAACAATAGTAGTTAGTTTTCCAGTTCCGATGATTCGTTCTCCGTTGTGGAGTACACCTAAGAAACTGCAAGAAGCTTCCTTGAAGTGTATAGCTCCAAGAATCCACGCAAACACTGTAGCTTTTTCTTCTTTAAAACCTAGTTTAATCGCCACATTTAAGTATTTGTCATATCCTCTTTTAACTGTGTTTACTGTGTTAGCGACTTGTGATTCAAAGCCCGGATCAGTTTGGCATCCGACAAACATACGTCGATACCATGGCGGAGTTCCTTCATCAATATCTACACCTGATGAAATAGTTCCACTACTTCTGACAACTATCAAACCAAGAAAAGCAATTGTCTTTTCTCCTGGTACTCCAGAACCTGGAAGTCCTTTACTTTTTTGGAATGCGCTGACTGATGCGCGTGTCTTCGGACCAAAATCTCCATCAACTTTTAGCTGAGGCATAATACCAGCATCGTTAAGAGCTTTCTGCATAGTGGAGACATTGGGACCAACATCTCCTGGCTGTGGGATCTTCGTGATCTCTTTACTCATAAATTACTTCGCTTTCTTTTTTGTGGCGGACTTAGTTTTCTTTGGCTTCCACGGTTTACGTGTGAATTTATCTACGTGGATTACAAAGCTATTTTTATTCGTAATAACAACTCCTCTGACTTCTGTAGTTTTCCCAGGAGCTAAAGCATTCCCTGAGCGTTTATTAGGCTGTTTCAATCTATGGATTTTTACCATTAAGTACTCCTTGTTGTATTGGTTACAACACTGAAACATATAAATTAGTGGTTGTAAACAAGAACTAGGTAGCTGCGTCTATAGTTTCAATCTTCTCTTTAATCGCTGCTCCAATTTTTTCATCTTGCGGAGAGCCATATATCTCGTGAACGGTTCTCGGATCTTTTTGCCCTAAACCCCTGATTCTATTAATTACCTGTTTTAGGTCACCAGGAATCCAACATAGGTCATTAAGCACAATGTCTTTTGATCTAAATAAGTCTTGACCCTCTTTTAAAGCTCCGATAGTTGCGCACAATATCCTGCCGTTTCCTGCTTGAAAGTCTGCGGCTAGTAATGATCTGCTTGCTCCAGGCATTTTACCTGTGATCGCCGGAACATTAAAGTGCTTAGCTATTTGATTTATCGGCTCAACGTGATCTGAGTAAATTAAAACACACTCAGTATGTTCTAAAAGATCTTCTACATATTTAATTGTGAATGGAACTTTCTTTAACGCAGCCGCTACTTTAATATCGGATTTAACCGAATGATTATCTTCCTCATCAAAGAAAGAATTAAAAGAATCTAATAGCGCCTGGTCATTACTATCGGATATTAAGATCTTTTTATGTGTTACTGGCGGAAGATCTTTGTCGTCTGCTTTAACCCGAATGTATCGGTCTTTTAAATATTTCTTCAGTGTGTCAACATTTCTTAAACCGTTCCATTTAACCACTGGAAGTTCAAAATGATACCCTCGTTTGGTTTTACCTGATACTCTGTACTCACTTCTAAAAGAAAAGTAATCAGCGAAGGTAATTTCATCTGGAAATTTATCTAGAAATGGATGACCTTCCATCTTCGGATCATAATACATCATCGCCATTAGGGAATAAAACTCATGGACTCGGTTCTTTAGAACCGTTCCAGATAATAAATGTAATCTCTTGATTGAGTTCTCAAAAATACATCTGTGAATAAACTGAGTACGCTTAGCTGTCATTGACTTTAAATTGTGGACTTCATCTATTACAACCATATCAGCCCACTCGAATAAGTGCTCGGCTTTCTGAACAAGGTCGTAACTGATAACTACAAAGTCTGAGTCGCATGGCTCATAAATTTCAGAGCCTTTCTTGAAACGAGTTACTTGTGTGTCTGGTCTTGCCCATTTGTTTATTTCTTTAGGCCAATTGGCTGTCAAATATCCAGGGCAAATCACCAAGCAATTTATATTAAATTTTTGCTGTAGAGCAATGGCCACCATAGTTTTACCAAGACGCGGATCAACGGCCAAGATTGAGTATGGGTGTTTGAGCGCGTATTCATAAAATAGTTTCTGCTTCTTAGTGGCAATTTTAGGGAGCATCACTTCTCCACGGCAATCATTGGCGGTGGCTCATACTGCCATAGACCATCTATTAGACAGAAATCTTTTGTCAGAAATCTTTTAGAAAAGGTATCAATAATATCAAAATTAGGAATATCATACATTTGTTGTAAAATTCTTAGAGTCACGGCTACTTCCTGATGGGATCGGAGCGCTATTAAGCGCCCCGATTTGTAGTCGAGAATTACATAATTCTCTGGATTCATATTATTTCGCCATCATCTTCTTAACTGCGGCCTTGAATGACTTAAGAACTTCTCCATCTTCGTCAAGGAAAGCAAGACCAACAACTTTAGTAGAGACAGCTTTTGCCTTCTTTTTAGAAGCCTCAGATTTCTTCCAGTCTGGAGCCACTTCTTTCAAGACTGAAGAAAGGATTTCTTTGTGCTGTTCTGATCGGTTGTAGTCTTGAGGCTTTTTCTTAAAGCTCTTTTTAGCACTAGCTTTCTTCGCTGGCTTAGACTCTTCCTCTTCTTCATCGGATTCTTCTTCATCGGACTCTTCTTCGTCGTCATCATCGGAATCTGTTTCTTCTTCGTCAACCTCTTCTTCATCCTCTTCTTCAGGTTCTGGAGCTGGCTTAGATTTTTTCTTAGGAGCTGGAGTAGTTTCTTCTTCGTCTTCTTCAGACTTAGATGGACTAGCACCGTAAGCCTTAGCCACGTCAGCTTTAAGTTTTTGTAGAACTTTGACTGCATTCTCTCCATCTTCGACCTCCGCCGTTAAAGAGTATTCTTCGTTTTCGTATTGGCCTACATTATATTTGCGAACAAATTTCGCTTCAGTTATCTTCACGATTTCTCCTTTGTGTTTCTATGAACACTGTCTCTAAATTTAATTGCATCACGGATATTTTTGAAAGTAGTAGCTGTTTTCATATTCTTTTTAAAGTACTTAACTTCATAATATACTCCTAACCAAGTAATATATTTCTCTCCAGTGTTGGAATATCCTCTCTTATTTCTGTTTTGCTCACTCATTGTAGCCCATGAACAATTAGAAGGACTGTAGTTTTTAGAATTATTTATTCTTTCTAAAGTTTTACCTTCGGGCTTTATTCCCATATCCTCAACAAAGTTCTTAAACAGCTTCCATCTCTTACAATAAGATATGCCTCGGCCTCCGTAATGTTTATAGCCTGTAGCATTTTTTCTATCACACCTTGCTTTCATACCCATCCACGAGTTCCAGGTAGGACTTCTTGTCATACCAGGAGGAGCTTTTTTATTTTTAGGTATTCCAGGCATTATTTCTCCCTATTGTTTGTTTATAGTAAATCCGTATCTTTTTCAATTAACCATTCAAGCTCATGCGGTAAAGGATGTGCTTGTCTAAGATAGTCTATGACTTCCCAATTATTCTGAGCGCAATCAGCAATTCTGATAATAGCTTTCATATACTTTGCTCTTCCAACTAATATTTGTTCTTCAGTAGCTTCCCATGTTGCTACATTGAAAGAATCCTTTGAAGCAAATATCCAATAAAATCCGGTAACTTTTGGTCGGACTAAATTGAACATATCAACATATAAAGAAGCTGAAAGATCATATTTGTATTTACTGATTGAGCCTCGAACACTTCCGAATGATTTCGCGTTGCCCGATGTAGATTTTAAATCGGACACAAAACCATCTCCCAAAGTATCGGCTCTGACCTTCACAATAAAAGGATATCCGCCTTTAGTTTTATCCTTAGTATCTACCCATCCCTTACGAGTAAGAACTTTGTTAAACTTCGGAGCATATATCTTTCCATCAAGGACGCTTAACTCAGTAAATAAAGATACCTCTGGATCTCCAACTAAGTACTGCTTAGCAATAGTTGACTGACAAACAGCCTCGACCAATTTGTCTCCGACTTCTTTTTGCTTTGAAGTAATTATGGTTTTACCAGCATGAGTAGCTTTGAACTTATCCCATGCTTTTCCATAGCGAACTTTACCATCAAACACTACTATCTCAGACTTAGCTTTATGCGGCTCAAGAACCATTGTGTGAAAGTAGTTTCCAGTCCCAAATGAATCATCGTCTACTTTAGGTATCTGTCTCTTGACGTGTTTTTTAATGAAGTAGTCCTCATCATCAATCATGTCTTTTAACTGTGAGCTTGACCATGAGCCAATCAGCCCATGGTATTTTTCACTTGGAAGATCGTAGACTAGTTTGTGTAAACTATCCTTGATAAATTTAGCTGATTTGACTGACTCTCGTAGGTCTATTTTTTTATTCATAAAACCTTAAAGATCGTCGTCTTCATCTTCGTCGTCTGACTCATCTTCATCTTCATCTTCTTCCTCTTGTTCTTCGTCATCTTCAATTTCGTCCTCGTCGCCTTCTTCCTGCATCTGAGTAACTTCCATTGTGTGAGCCATGCCGCCAGCGTAGTCTCCGCCTTCCATTTCTTTAGAGCCGTTGTAAACTACTTGCGCAATGTCTCCAGACTCAAGTTGTTCCATACCCTTATCGAACATCCCTGCTGTATTCAGAGTTACTTTAGTTCCTGGCTTAAGACGTTTAGCTTCTTTTTTATCCGCGAACATTACTTCAATAACTTCGACAATCCAGTCGTATTTATTTTTAGCTTTTCTGTTCTTGGTTTTGCCGATGTACTTAAAAATTAAAGTATCATCTTCGTCCCATTCTTTCCATGCTCTGTATTCTGTTCTAAAACCAGAAAGAGCTTTCTTAGTTTTAAATGTTCTCTTCTTCTCTGCCATGTTACCTCCTTATTTAGGTGTGGCGGTTACTATAATATTCTTTGCTATATTCTTTTAATAGTCCGTAGTAAGTTGTCTTTAAGATGATTGCTGATTTGTCTTTTGGCATATGAAAATAAAATGTCTTAGGCTTATTATTTCCGTATGATACTGTCATGGCATATCCAATACTACTATACCCTCTCTTAATATACCCTATCATTTGAACTGGACTTCCGCAGATTACGAATGTCCATACTCTATATTCTGGATTGTCATAAGAATCCACTTCATTAATTATGATGTTTCTCTTCTCATAGTCCGATGAAACTTTCATCGGCAATTTAAAAGCCATTGTCACCATGTCTATTATTTCCTGTTTACCTATCTCGTTACTTTTTACTTTTCCCATTGGTCCTCCTTAAGGCTTGTTGTGGGTTTGTTAAAGAAGATCACTGTCTGGATCTTCAAAATATTTACTAAAAATTTCATATTCATTCATCGCTCGCTCATCTCTGTAAAGGTCTGAAACTGGAATTTTTATTCCTCGTACAGTGATCTCTGAATCACGTTTGTAGTTTGGACTCCAAGCAAACGGATCTAACTTGATGTTAGACGCGATTTTCTCTAGCTTTGTTCCCTTGTAGTAGTGAACAAATGCGTCTCTCATGGCGTCCATCAGATCAACTATTTTACCTTCATCACCAACATCGCCTTCAATGTATAAAGCATCGTGTAGAGTTTTAATAACAACGCATTTTTTATCTACCACGGCTTTATCAACTGCGACTCGCATGATCGAAGCTCCGCGCCCTTGAATTGGAACATTTAGAACTGACCTATCATTATCGTTATCGGGACCAACTAACCAACCGCAAGGTAGTCGAATTCCTTCTCCACTTTTATATGAATCAAGAGAGTTCTTTCTCCATTCAATATAGTCTGGATAGGTGTCTTCAAATAATTCGATTTGAGTTTGCGCTTCATCTTCTGAGAAAGGCCTTCCTAGATCGTTTGTTAACTTGATGCTAAGACCGTACTTGGTCATACCGAAAAGTATCCCAAGATATGTATTCTTAAATAGATCGCGCTCAATTTTGTAGTCTTCTTTTTTACCGTCTTTGGGAATTGCTCCGGCAAGCTTAGCGCCGTAGAGGTACGGATCTCCAGAAAGGTAGGCCTGAATCATGTTTTTATCCCCAGATTCAAGCCCAGAAAGGAAAAATTCCTGCTGACCGTAATCAACTCCAGCAATAAATTTACCTTTGCTTGGCTCGACTAGGGATCGCATCCATGCGGGTTTTAAAAACATAAACCCAGTTGCCCCCGGTTGAGATCGTGAAGACTGAGCACCATAGATATTCATATATGGACGCACCCTTCCGTCGGGACCAACTGAGTTCCAAAAGGTTTTCTTTTTTCCACCTTCTGCGAAGCCGTATAGTGACTGTTTTAATTTCAAGAATCGTACCATCTGTGCGCCGAAGTTATGGCGCGGATAATCGTGTTTAAATTGAAAAACTCGCTCCCATGCCTCAAGCGCTAGGGATATTTGACCTTCTGGAAATCTCTTACTTTTCTTTGTCATCATCCATCGACTGATATCTACATTGTTTTTTAACCACTCACGAGTTACCTTTTGATCCCATGTAAATTTATCTTGTTTACCATTCCATTTAAAAGGCACCACTCCTGATTTCTTAAACTGTCTGTTAATATCTTTCTGACACTCGTATAATATAGATGGAATTTGCTTAGAGAAATTTCTCGTGGCCTTTAGGTTTATTGGGTAGCCAACTGTTTCCATAATAGCTGTATGCGCTGAATATCTTCCGCGAAGTATTGCTTCATCGAAGTACTGCTGCATATCTATATCTTCTGGCTTTTCTCCGCCAAGGAGTATTTTATATTCTTCTTTAATTTTATTCCATATTCTAGGTAGGAATAATACGTCGCTGGCATTGTACATGAGAATTTTCTCACGCTCTTTATCTGTGAACTTCTTAGGGTCAGAGATGATCAACTTTCTAGTTTCATCTTTTTCTTTTGTATCCCGGATTTTACCAGTAAGTTTGTATGTCGCTTCGGCTAGTGAGTGAGTAGCCTTAAATCCATTTTGGTTTTCGCCTTCATCACGTTCCCATTTAGGACGAGGCTTGCTAACTCTTTTAACCTTGCCGTCAACAAGTTGTTTACCCCATTGGAGTCTGTCATTGTGGTTTGTCAGCATTCTATATTCTAAGAATAAATCTACCCACTCAAAGTCTAGTGGATCGAGTCCAAGAGAAATAAAGCTTCGGGCCTCCGCGACACAGGCATAACCAATTATGGTTTTATGTTGCTTGAGAAATTCTGCAAGTTTACGCTGATTCTTAGGAGAGTTATGCAGCCACCATTTTTTAGAAGTCTTAAGATCATAGGTCACACAGGATACAAGATTAACATTCTTATGTGTGATTTGATTGAATTCAAAATCTAGGTATAGAGGATTATTACTGCTCTTCATCGTTTTACATTTCTTCTATTTCTAGCTTGTTCAAAACGATCAGCCCACTTGCAATTACTAGGACTGTATCCTTTATTATTGTTTATTCTTTCAATTGATAGCTTTGCGTTAGGACGTTTACCCATATCTCTAATAAAATTCTCGAATTTATCCCAACGCTTACAGACTTTTATTCCTCTAGCTCCATAATATTTAAAAGCTGAAGAGTTAGGATTATTACATCTATATCTTATACCTGTCCAAGCTCTGTGTTCTGGAGTTTTCGCTAGACTTGATCCCCAAACTCGTCGTTTAATTGGGCTATGAGAAGCAGTTGTTCCCGTTCTATATTTTCTTCTAAGGTGTGCGGCGCAGAGTTTTTTCGCCAATACAATACCAATACAATTTTTGATTTTACATATTGGTTCAGTGCTTCTTCGCTTCATCTTCTTCGTTTCCTTCTTCGCTTCGTTAAATCTAAACTTAATCGGATAAGAGTTTATGTCATCAAAAAAAATTAAGTTTACACAGGACGACATAGAGTTTGTTTACAACTTATTGCGCCGTGGGACTATTAAATGGACAGGTAGAGCTGAGTGCTTGAAACTTGCGCGTAAAAAAGTTTTTGTGCGCTATGCTAAAAATGGAAAACCTGTTTACAAATATCATTGGCAATGTGCGCATTGTAAACAATGGTTGAGAAATCAAGACGATATGGAAGTCGATCATATAGTAGAGATCGGCGGAGTAACTGCTTTCTGTGGTGACTGGAATGTGATGATTGATAAGATCTTACCTCGCCCGGTTAACAAGCGCCTTCAGGCTCTTTGTAAATGGTGTCATTTAAAGAAGACTAAGAAGTTCACCAGCGCTATTCATAAATATAAGAGAAAATAAGATGCCCCGATTTTTGTTCTAAGGCTGCTCGGAGCGCCTACAACCTGTGGTAGGGAACATAGGACTATGCTCCCACTTTCAAGTTTACAATGCTTTACAGTGCTTTACATTACTTTACATTAAAGACTGGTCTTTGGTTCTTTTGTTTTTCATCTTTTTCGGTAGAGCCGATTTCTTCAAAGCGACTAACCCAAGCTTTCGGTATAGACATAATGCAAGAATACTTGCCATTTGAGATGTCATAGTTTATCGCAACAGTGTATGATGTTTCAGTTTCTTTAATTAAACACCCACAACTTATAATATCGGCAAGGGTCCCACAAACGGATTCTTCATCTATCCAGTCATCGTGTGATTGAGCGTCCTGCCATTCGATAACAACTATTTTCATATTTATCCTTTGTATATTTTGCCATTGAAAATACAAGTATAGTCATCTTGGATATGAATTTTATGATGATAGAAATTTCCTGTTTTCTCATCGGCGTACACAATTCCAAACCCAAGTTGCCACTGATGATGTCCTTTAACGTATCCATAAACTTTATCCATTGTCTTATCTCCGAGCCATCCAACTGAGAAACAGACGTGATTCTCTCCCGTGAGACCTACTAAATGAGACTCTTCTATTCTATGGATATGTCCGTAAACTAAAGAGCAAAGGGCTTTTGAAGCGGTGTTCTTAGCGTTATTACCTAGCGGCTCATGTCTGGCTATCAGTTTTGACCCTAGAATATTGTGGCGCTGATTAGGGCCGTAAGGTATGAATGTCCAATTATATCTTCTATCCATTTTAGTCAGAAGTTTATACTCAGTAACTCCAAAAAACTCCGGGCACTTATTTAGAATATATCTTTCTAATCGGTACTCGTGATTTCCTTCTATGTAGATTTTCTTGGCTGTTGGGAAGTTAATGTCTATCTCGTCGAGGTGTTTATTTATTTCTTCTATTTCTTGAGTGAGAGTGTTTACAAGTGTCGGATCTTTTCCGCCGTGTTGGTGTAAGGAGTAGATATCTCCGTAGTCACCAAGGATAACCAGTTCATCTATTTTGATATCTCTGGCCACTTTTATCATGAGCTTATAAGCTCGCCTGTCGTGATATGGGATGTGTGTATCCGGTATCAATAAAGAGGCTTTCAACATAGTGGTTCCCCCAATAATAGGGTACTGTCTATTTTACTTTATCATTAGTATTATTTTGAATACCAGGCTTGAAGTCGTGTTTGTTGAGACTATCGTCCTGCGCTACGGTTTAGGCTTAGGGTTCTTACTGTCTTTGATTTCTTGATCCAATTCAGCCTCTAAGCGCTTTAGAGTGTCTTTATTTTTCTTTGCGATTAATCCGTCATTCTGCATCTGTGCTTGGAGCTGTAGGAATATCTTCTTAGCTTCTGCTGAAGCGGCTTTGCGGTTAAAGTACCATTCTAATATCTTCATTCCAACAGGCATAAATAACCCTATAAGACCCATATTACTCTCCTCTTATAAAGGCTTTTTCGTAGCCAAGAATAGTTGCCTTATGTTTACTGATTCCGTTTACATCAGAGAAAACTATATTACAGAAAGATACATCTGGAATAATTTTAAAAGCACGATCATTGATTTGTGTCACAACACAAGTATCTTCTGCTTTGTATTTTACTGGTGTTGCAAAACTCATTACCTGCTCGAATCCTTTTTTAGTTTGGCAAAGGGTAACTCCGTTTGATTGAAACGACTTTCCGTTACATTCAACTTGAGCGACCAGTGTCTCTGTGGTTTTGAAAGCCACATAGCCCCAAGCAGTCAGACCTGACTTATCAAGAGCTTGAAAGTATAAAGGACATTTCTCTTCAGACTCAGTTTTTGATGGAGTGTAAGTGTATTTAAACTCTTTTCCTGCTCCTCCAAACCAGTCTTTATCAAGCTTTTCATATGTCTCAAATCTCTGACATGAACTTACGATTAAAACATCAAGCTTTGCTTTAGATATAATTTTAATTTCTTGCGTAGGTTGAAGATCAAGGACAGCCATGCCGTCGAACTTTAGATCATCTTTATTTTTTTCTTTAATTATAATACTGATGTCAGCCTTGTAGTTATAGAGAGGAATATCGGTATTAGTTTGTTTCTCAGCGAAACTAGTACAACCAGTGTAGGTTGTTAAGACGTATAATAAAAGCATGTATGGGATTAAATATCTTAACATAAACTTCCTTAGATAAAAGGGAGCTTGCGCTCCCTTAATCATTTAAACTTGTGGAGCTTGAGGACCTTTGATTGCTCCGAATACTTCAATACCGAATAGAGCCGCTGCTGTTGCAAACTCTTTAGTATTTTTAACTTCTTCAGGGATGCTATCAATACCAGATAATGCCGGAGCAAGATCTGTCATAATAGAACCGATGATTACTGAACCATCTTGTCCTAATTGAAATCCGTCAGCTAAAGCAGCTTTCACTACTTTGATGAACTTAATTAAACCTTCGCTTAATTCTTGAGTTTCTTTCGGAACGACTACGCTAATTGTTTTTGTTTCCATTACTGTTTCTCCTTTTTGATTATTAATGTTTCCAAGTTACCGACCCTGGTGGCCATATTATCTAGTCTTTCAGAGTGAACTTTCAAGTCTTTTGAGAAGGACTGGGCCACATTGTTGATTGCGTCAGTAAGTCCAGCAAAACTTTCTTTTATCTCTTTTTTAACCCTACTTGAGTGTATCCAAGAAGCGGCAATAAATAGTAGCCCATATTTAGCCAGCTCACCTTTAGTTGATTCGCTGAGCACTTCTTTTACCAGCTCAATTTCTGCAAACGATACTAGTGAAAAAAACATGATAATTAACACTACTATCATTAAGATGGCGATTCTAATTTTATCCATTGTTGACACCTCCACTATAAATTTTCACAGAATAGTGCATGGCGCTGCAAGTCCAATTTTAATGTTATCAACGCAACAGGACTATATAGTTTTACAAGCTCTGCCGAATACCAGCCCGATGTTACCAAAGCGCAGATTCAGGTCCCAGCAGCCGCAATCGGAAAAGCCTACCATAAGAGTAGGGATAATAAAAAACTCGTGCTTGGTGCTCTCAAAGCCGAAATACCATTGAATTATTGTCATATTCTTTCTCCAATGAGAAAGGCCGCAATTAAGCGGCCTTCGTCTAGTCCTGTTCTGTATTATTTAGTTTCCTACTTTTGATATATTAACAAAATTAAATCCAGCCGAAGACTCTAGTGATGTCGCCCCAGCAGTTCTATTATTGGCCACTCTGATTTGAAGGGTATCACCAGTAACTAAAGAAACTGTAGTGGAGACCGAACTCCCTAAATTGGCCGTAATTGCGCCTTGAACAACTGTGTATGATCCGGCTTTAAAGTAAGATCCGTTCTTATAAAGAACAGCGTTGACTCTATTACCAGAAGCGTAAGTTGAGCTGGCGAAAAGAATATTTGCATCTACTTTATATTTACCAGGCATAGGAGCGGTAAAAGTGTCTGTGACAAATGATCCATGAGTATCAAACTCTCTTGTCGCAAAAGGTACGGCTATGTCTCCTGAGTTTGCTATAGATGTGCCAGCGGTGTTAGCGTATGAAAGATTCAAAGTCTCGTTAGCAGCAATCGCTGATGGCCCTGATTCTTTTTTAAACTCAATAACACCAGTGATAATGTCCATAGTAGTATTTGGTCTTACATCTAAAATGTCTCCGGCATTTGCATATACTGTTCCAATACCTGCGATACCAGTGTCAGTCGTAGATGTTGAAAAAATCAATTTTATTAGTGAAGCATTTTTATAAATATAGATAGAACCATTTGCTGTGTTTATATTTGCTGAAATGGATACTCTATAATAGCCAGAAGAAGGAGCTGTAAATCCACCAGTAGAAGTATTGTATGATCCAGTGGTGTCAATATCTGCTGTTGGGAAAATAAAAGGATTTCCAGAGGTCGCGCTGGCCGGATCTCCTGATGCAGATGCTAGTATAATTCTTTGATCTCCAGAATCAGAAGACATCTGAACACTAGAAGACCATCCTGTAATTGGAACTCTGTAAGTCAAATTAACTATATCTCCAGATCCAAAAGTAAATGGAGCTGTTGCATTAACTTGAGATTGTTGACCAGTGATAGCACTTTGATAAAGGAGAATTACTGAGTTTGAATCCGAGTAAGTGTTTTGAAGATTATATCCAACAGTTCCACTATCAATAGCTTGCCCGAATCCAGTGGCGGCGCTTCCTGTTAAAGCGTGTTTTGCTGTATCAATGGTGTATCCTACAGGAATATCAACAGTAAGTCCCGTAGCTGTAGGTGCTCCAGACGTAGATATACTTACTAATCCCTCCATTGAGTCTCCAACTCGTCTCCATCTACCAGTGTAAGTCGAGTTTGTAGTCCATGATCCGAGTGGAGTATATGTTGTCCAATCAGTTATCGGCGTTCCATAAGTGTATCTAGATTTTGCTACAGAGATATCACCAAACTTTAAAGTAAAATCATTAGTTGTGGTTGTAGCGATGTGAGCAATTAGTCTGTAAGAGGTTGATGTCGATGATGTTTGAAAACTTGCTCTGAAATTATCAGACAGTGTAGTAGAGCTTGACAATAGTTTGTAAGAACTTGGCTCAACAAGAGATCCATCAGTAATATTATAAAGATAGAAAATTACGTCACTATCTGTAGAACTTGATCCAGCCGTGAATGTCCCAGATCCAACCATGTATTCAACATCAATGTCTAAGACTTTTGCTTTGTCCCCAGCATCAATTGTAAAATTATAGGAGCATCCCATCCCTTGTTTATTTGCGGCTCCTGTCTTAGTGAAAACGAATGCGCCTGGCCCCTTAATTGGACTCGTTGAAGTTGCTGTCCAAGTAACCCCGGTCGGAGATCCGCCAGTTCCATCAACAGGTTTAGATCCAGCAGCATCCGCGTAGCAGACCCACCCTTTAGTTACTCCGGCTTTTGGAGGAGAGTTCTTAATATAGTTTTCTTGAGATTTTGTCCCTTGAATAATATCTAAGGCGTCTATTCTTTTCGTTGTGGTATAATCAGCAAACGCCGACTGCGTAACTAAAACCGTGGACAATAATATCTTAATAAATTTTTTCATTAATTTCTCCTATTAGCTTCTTGAAGTTTCTAACCATGTAGATCCGGACCAAACTAAATTAAGGACTGATTGGTTTGTAGATTCCCAAGGTCCATTTAGTTTTAAACCGTTTCCGTTACTTAAAATAATGTAGTCCACATCAGACTGACCAACTAGAATTAACTCTTGTCCTTCATCAACCCCAGCTTGAATTTGCGGAGTTAATGCAGAAAGATCTTGTTCACCTGATGCTGCTGTAGATTGAACTTTAACTAAACGACGAGAAGTAGTTCCAGTGAAAGCAATGGCCGCAGCACTTGATAAAGTATTCTGAGTAGAAACAATTAATGCTCCGCCGCCAATACCAGCCCACGCTGAACCAGTATCGTATTCATATTTGTTAGTATCAGTAACATAAATGATTCGACCAATGTTATTAGCGCTGTTTGTCGGCTTACTTGCATTAACATAGTTCTCAACTCTGAATCCGAATTGAATTAGTGTTGATGGCTCTGATCCCTCAGCGGTAGCGTCGTCTCCCTTAACAGCAGAAAGTTTTGAAGTTCCTGATCTATGGAGTTTTGTATTAGTTGCTGAAGTCGCATGAGTGCCGATTGCAACAGTCTTAGCTCGGAAAGGAACAGGGGAGTATTGTTCTGTCGCGCTTTGAACTAATACTTCTGTAAGTGTTGTTGTTGTAGCAGCTTTTACTTTATGAGATACTGAAGTACCGTGCGCAGTCGTTGTATGATTTTCTATAGCTGAAACATCAACTCTGTGAGCAATAATATCTGCTCCGGTATCATCAGTAGAATGATTTATTTGTGAGTGGATTCCATCACCATTTAATACTTGTCCGCTTGAGGCAACACGTTTTTTCTTGCTCTCAGTAGTTGCTGGATTGGTATTATTTGCTGGAGTGATTTCATTATAAATACCAGTGGTTGATTTAACATGAAGAGCAGAGACTGGAGTAGCTGTTCCGATTCCAAGCTTTCCATCAAGTATTCGCATCGTTTCCGACAGTGCTCCAGCATTAGTGTTAATTTGCTCGAACACCATAACAGCGCCGGATTGTGTAGAGGTGGCGTCATTAGTTGCTACTACTCTGATTCTAGCGGAAAGGGATTCTACTCCAGTATCCGTAGTCGCATTAAATATTACGTCTCCAAGAACATCATCTTCTAGAGACTGACCATTTGATCCAGATATTCTTTCTTTAATGAAAGATAAAATTGGTCCAACAGTATCATCACTAACTTGAGTGATTGTGTAGTCACCAGTTGTTCCGGCAATTGAAACTGTGTTAGTGCTGATATTCAAAACGAATACTTGAATGTCAACAGTACCAGTCCATATCTTCATTTTCCAAAGAAAGTTTGGTGAGCCAGCTTGTGCTGTATCAATCCAATATCCTCCGGCTTGAAGATTTGTTGGTCTTGTGGCCCCACTAAATCCACTGGCTACTGCGTCTTTAAATCCATTCAAAAGTGTCGCAAGCTGATTGCCTGACGTTGTTGACGGATTTATGTTATCATATATTGCTTGGCTCATTTCTGCTCCTTAAATTGTGTTCAAGGCTTTTCTTCCATACCCTTTAATAGAGGCATCGAATTGTCTTGAAACAGGATTATCGTTTTTGTCATAAAATACAATAGTAAAACCATCTAACGTCTTGTCTGTATATTCCCAATAGTCTCCAGATTGCCCATTTTCTAGTGATATCTGAACATTAGGTGTCAATCCTGGTCCTTTAAAACCTGGATCGTAAACAACTTCAAGACCTGTGTCTGGAGCCACTAAATTATTATATGACTCTATGCGGTCTGGCATATCAGATTTAATCTTGGCTTGGAATACTCGTGGAGTAATATTTAAAACATTGCTGACAAGTCTTAAACGGAATTGAACAATACGAGCTGTCACGTCACCAATGATAAACTTTCTCCACGGCGTCCAGATATCTTCTTCCCCTTGGCTAAGAGTTACGATAGATGATAGGTCAGTCCAATCGGCCATTACGTTTAAATTGTTTGTTGCTCGGTACTGGGCTTCAACATCCCACGCAGCAGATCCAGGAGAGTAAAGTAAATCAACGTCAGAAAGAGTTATCCAGTTTGACATAATATCAGAAGCGTTGTAACCTTCTGCCACAATTTCCGATCTAATACGAACTGAATAAATATCTCCAAGATCTAAGAAGTCCTCATAGTAATAATATCCATCTGAATAGTATTCTTCAAAACCTGGAGCGCCTGGAACTGCCTGATCTAATATGATCGCATCACCCTGATCTATTACTCGTTCTAGATTTCCAGTGATCGGTGGAAAATCATTCGTCTCCGCTATTACATTCAATCCGAATAGTTTAGGTATTGTAGTAATGATCGCAGCAGCATCAAGTGATTCGTTTCCATTAAAATCTACGGCCTTAATTAAGTAAGTTCCGGTGCGAGCTTGTGTTGCGAACAAAGTTGTACCAGAAGAAACTCGCATAAGTATTGTCGAAGTTTCCCAAAGACCTGATACATCTGGAGTGTAGCGTAGAATATATTCTCTGATATCAAGATCTGGAACATTCGCCCAGAATAATTGAAGCGTCTCTAAAGTAATATCTGAATTGAAAACTGTAACACTCGATGGTCTTGCGGTTTTTCTAAGAGGAGTCCCTGTGACTCCTGTAACTTCTCCAAGTCCTAATTTATTTCCGTTAGCAGAAACAGCTAACACTTTTAATGTGTGAGGTATTCCAAGTCTTTCAGGGTCAACAATATATCTGTAAGTAGTATTCTTAGTCGAAGCAACTAGATCAAACCCAGTTCCATCATCAACATAGATCTGGAAAATATCATAGGCTGTTCCAAGAGGAGCTTCCCAATCAATCTTCATATAATATTCATACCCAGATTGAGTTATTAAATAATTGTTCTCTGATAGTGTAAGATTTTGAACTTCCCCAGGAGGAGCCAAATCTGTTCCAGACGTTGCAGAAAGTCTCGGCTCATATCCAGGAATTTCTGAAGCTGTTTCATAGTCATATATTGCGTCAGCTTTTTCAATCAGAGTGATAGTTGCTGACATATCGTCTTGAGGAGTGATTGACTTAACAATACACTCGTAAGTAATAAACCCAACTTCTCCAATGATGATTAAATCCCCTACTGCTGGAAGGTCACCGTCAAGTTCAAAAGTATCAGCAGTTAAAACTGTCAAAGTATCTGTAACAATTAATCCAGTAGTCGTTGATCTGAAAGTATATCCGTAACTAGCAACTATTGTTTCTATTCCTTCATCAATAGTGATTACGTTTCCAGTAACATCTTTTACTCTGGCTGCGGTTCCGCCAACTCTCATAGCGTCTTGAACTATTTTAACATAGTCTCCACGAGTACAGACCAATTGTTCAAAGTCCACTTTAAGAGTAATCACTTCTTGTCGAAGTTTATTCTGTGTTAAATAATATCGACCAAAGCGCCAAGCTTGTTCTACTTCGGTACAAGCAAATGTTTGGATGTCTTCAAACTCTGTGGCCGTTTCAAAATCGTATCCATCATCATAAACTATAATCTCATTAGGCTGCCACTCAGAATTTGGGTCGATGTAAGTAACTTTCAATCCATGAGGACGAGAGTTAAAAGACTTAGAAGAAGAAAATCCTGTAGAGTTTCTTGGAGTAAATATCTGAACTGGAATGGTTCTATTTATATCTAAAAGAACTCCGTATTTTCCATCTAACATATTCACACTGGCTTGAGCCGCTGACGTCACCTTAAGAAGAAGATCTTGTAGTGTGGTATCGTAATCTAAAATAAAGTTACATTGAAATCTTGGCTCTTCATAAGTATAGATGTCTCCGCTGGTAGGAATCGCATCGCAGTAATCAGCCCATTCAGTAAGTGACGGAAGATGAAGTTTAGACTTATCTATTTTTCTAGGATTCAGTTCTCCTGTTAAAAGATCCGCGAACACCCAAGCCGGATTATTTGTGGCTTTCTTCACCCACTGAGATCCGTCCCAAGTGTCAAGAACCGAAGAACAAATACCAGAAAGGTTTGCAATGGTTCCATTTAACTGTCCAGTAGCTTTAACTCTTATTTCTAAGAATGTGTGTCGCTTAGTTGTTACGATTGGCTCTTGATCGAATCTTGTTTTAATATCGGCCACTAAAGCTTGATCAACAATAGCTGTCCCATAAAGTGAGCGCGATCTTACGCGAGTAATTCTAACTTTGTATTCTCCGGCTTCTCTTGGAGTGAAACGAATGCTTGAATAGACTGGCTGACTGTCTTGAGCAGTCACAGTCATAACTCCCAGTGGTACACCTTTTTTACTGAACTCATAATCAGGAATGACGACATAATCAATTTGGCCTTGAGTCTTTGTAGGAGTTACGGCTCCTGGAGGAGTGTAGTCCTGTTTCCATTCAGTTCTAATTACATTATGAGATCTTACCGCAATGTTTTGAGAAGTTCTTGCGCAAGTAATATTGTCCTGTCCTAGACCGTTTGGAGTAATGTTTGTGACAACACCTATTTCATATCCTGCCCACTTAATTACATCTCCGATAAGTAAACCATGTGGAGGAGGTACTCTTAATAACATCTGAGTATTTCCTGCTCGGTGTCCCATTGTGTGAACAGTCTGAACTGACAGTGGTTGTCCAAACTGCATATTTAAAACTTTTGGTGGAGTAACTTTTAATTGTTGTTGAAAAGCCCCTTCAGTAATAGAAGCATCAAGCTGAACAGCTAATACTTTGTCTGCGCTGTCAACGTCTCCGCCTACAGCTTCATATAGTTCAACATAACTTACATCATTATAGGCTTTCCAAACATTCTCATTTTTCTTAGAGAAATAAACTTCATAATCTATTGATCTTGTTCCGCGAGTGCCAGAAGAATTAATTGCATAAAGTCCTTGAGGATTAATTAAAGTTACAGTTATCTCTTGTGGAAGATTATCTGGATTATTGGCCGCATTTCTAATTACTTGATAAGCTGATTGTGGGTCTCCATTTACTCTGTTACCACTGATCTCTACGCCAACTTGCTCTGTAGTAACATCACCTTTATATAGTTCAAAATGATCTGATGTAAGATCGTCCCAGACACCTTCAGAAACTGCTGGCTTATTTAGATCTACAAGTCTTGTAGTAACATCAACGTAGTCAGTAAGAAGAGTGTTACCGATTCTTAGATCTTCAATTTGATTAGGGCCAAAACCGAAATCATAAATAGCGTAGAAGTATTGAACTTTCTTTCCTGTAACCGGGTCAACTTCTAGGTCTGTATAAGGAGCTGCTGCTACGACTGGATACATTCTGTGTGTTCCGTAAACTCTAGGAACAGTTCCAAACTTACGAGTAGCATTTTGCTGAGAAGAAATAGAATACATTTGTGAGTCGGCCAAAGTAGATCCGTCAAACGCGCCTTGACCTTTTAACACTGGAGGAGGAAATAATTGTCCTGCTAAGTATCCGGCAACAACCGCGACACCAACTCGAATAGCGATCTGTGCTCCAAGTCCTAATGGACCTGTAAAGTATGTTGCTGCTGCAATCGCCGCGATAACTAAGACTTGTCCTAGGATTGCATTTGAGTCTTCACCAGAGATCTTAGGATGGATGATAACAACGTCTGAAGTATTTAATTTTACGCTTCCCCAAAGATCTGTCTCAATTAAATATCCGTTAATATGGACTTGGAACATTTCCTCTACTGGTTTTTGAAGTGGAACATTTAAAAGGACGCGAGTTACTGCATCACTTAATAGTTCGCCTTGAACTATGTCAATGTCCTGATCTAGAGGTCTCTCGAAGGTTGAGAGTTTAAGTTTAATCATTCTTCGCCCTTATCTAGTGAATAATATCCTACGATCATATCTTTCCATCTGGCAACACGATCAATACAGCTCCCGGTGGCTTTTGTTGTATGTAAGAATAAACCGTTATCAACATAGACTCCGATATGGCACTCAACACCATGAAGTCTGATCAACATTATATCTCCAAACTTTGGAGAGCGTACTTTGTGGAACTCTTTTTCTTTTGAAAAAACTAAATCTCTGACAGCATATCTGTTAGGAGTATTTTCATAATAGTGTTCAAGCTCTCGACCCATGACTTGTGAGTAAAACTCTTTGGCTAATTGCCAGCAATCTTTCTTGGCGTAGGGAACTCCAATTAAGTTTGAGAAGTCAGCGGTTTTCTTCATTAGAAAAGCCCAGGAAAATTATTAGGAGTATATCTTTCACTTGTTAAAGCAGACATCATAAAAGTATCAATCGCTAAAGTTGCGAAGATCTTTGATCTGTCATATCGGATATCTACTATTTTTAATTCTGTTAGTGACATCTGAACTATATCTGGTATTGATGCCAGAATCATTTCAAGCTTTACATTAATTTGCTCATTAACAACCGTTCTCAATGCCCCGATTAATTCTAAAGACACGTTGTCAAATTCCATGACGACGTTTCTTCCTGACTCTCCATCATCAACTGGCATAGTTATTTTCATCGGGAAAGCTTTGAACTCAATGCCGCGAGATATAATGTTGACTGCATTATTAACGAGAGTGAAATCTTCAGCAAAGCTCGGATGAGATAAAGTAACAAGAACTAAATATGGGTCATTAGATTCTTGAGAGAATATCTGAGCCAACATCTCCGAAGATAGTACGTTACTCATGGCATGATCTCCAGATCAAGAGATACCGAATAATTTCTTCCGCCGCTTCCTATTGGTCTGATGATTGGATCGCTGACGAATCTGTATATTGTAAGAGTCTGAGTGAATGGATCTTCGTATTCAAAGGTCTTACTTCCTCCAGCAATAGTTGTATTATAAAAAGTATCAAAGATTGCTTTCTCATCATAGGTAAGCCAGATTGTTCCTTGTACTCTGTTTACAGGACGAGTGGAAATCCTCCGAACTTTATCCGGCCCTACATCACTCTTTGATCGAATAACTGTAGTTCCATAAGTGTAGGTGAATCCGTCAACATTAAATGTTTCTTGTAGTTGTGGTGGCCACGTTTCTGCCATGACTACATCCCTCTTCTAGCAAGGCCAAAACCTTGTTTAAGTTGTTTATCAAAAGCTCCATTAGCCATCCCCTCTTGAACTTTAGAGATGATCATAATGTCGATTTGTTTACCGCCGCCTGGAGCAGCTCTTTCACTTGTCTTAACATCCACTGGAGCATTATTAATTACGTTAACTATAGTAGGTGAAGCTGATACTCCAAGATCCCCACTACTGGTTCTGCGAAGTGGAACGATTGCTTCCGGCCCTGCTTCTCCCATCAGGCCAGTTTTTCCTCCACCGTATTGGAAAGCAGTCGGAGCATTAACAATACCGCCACTTGCGAACTTTTTAATATCTTTATCAAAAACATTTCCTTTAGCAGATACATTTGAGAATCCTGCTCCGCCGCCAGCGGTTCCATATCCTTGTGCTCCGCCGCCAGTTCCGATAGCTCCCAAGATACCGTCGGCTAATGGCTTAACGATACTTGCGCGGATAATGATTTTAGTTAGGTCATCAAGAATAGATTGAGTGAATTTAGCAAAGTTAAATGTTCCAGTCTTAATGAACTCTGTAAGATTGTCTTCCAAGTGATTGAAAGCTCCCTCAATACCGCTTGCGATTCCTTGAGATAGTGTTCCGATGCTTTCAATGTATGAATTAATACCTACACTGAAAGCAGCGCCAGGCATAAACTTATCCGTCAACTTAATCATCTCAGCATTATATTCTGCAAGACTAATTTTTCCTGCATTTAATTTAACATTTAAGTTATCAAGATTAACTTGATTAACAACATCTTTGTATTCTTTAAGTGTAAGAAGCCCGGCCTGTAGATTTCTGTTAAATCCGTTAATGGAAATATCTTTCAATCTTTCGTTGTATTCAAAGACATCAAACTTTCCTTCTTTAAATTGTCGGTTTACTTTATATAGTTCAAAGCTAACAAGCTTGTCATTATATTGTCCGATATCTATAGCTCCGCTTTGGTATTGTTTATTAACATCTCCAAGAATATCTTTTAATTTTCTCTCTTCATCACCAGTAGTTTTGATCTTCTTAGACAGTTCAACCAGCTCATCGAATCTTTTTTTGGCGTCATCTGTCTGTCCAACTTTTCCTTCTTCTTTTTTAGCGAGATTTCTCATCTCGTCTCTGATCTTAGAGATTTTATTAAGTTGTTGTTGGAAATCATCATTGGTGAATGTTCCAGGCATATCTCTATTGACAGCTCTCATTTTATCCATTGAGTCTTTAATGCCGTCGATGTTTTTTTGAAGAGTATCTGCGTCTCTAAACTTATTTGTAAGTTTATCATAGTTAATAATTACAAATCCGATAGCTCCAGCTAGAGCTGTAAAAGCAAGTAGCAGAGGATTGGATACGGCAAATGCTGTGGCAGCAATTCTTAGAGCGCTGATCGCAGCTATTAGGTTTGGAATTGCAATTAGTATCTTGGCTACTCCATAAGTTCCGACAACCAATAAAATATTTCCGAAATTATTCATTACAACATTCATGGCTTCTAATGCTTTAGTTGATAATCCAAACTTTTGATTCAATTCTCCAAGAGCAACAGATAATTTATTTGTGGCCTTAGTTAATACTTGTTCAAATGTTGGAGCAAGCTTCTGCGCATCCGCATTGATCTTAGCTTGTTTATCTCGAAGAACTTCCATGATAGTTGTAACAGTAATCAATCCATCAGCGGCTTTCTTATAGACATTGCCACCAAGCTTTTCTTGTAAGGCTTGAGCTACCACGGCATTTTGTTCCATGACAGATCGAAGCTCTTGTCCTCGGATTTCTCCAGAAGAGAAAGCTTGAGATAACTGAATGATAGTATTAGTTGTCTCTGCCGCTGTCGCTCCAGCAGCTCTGAATGAATTAACTAAAGTCTCTGTTAGAGCAATTACTTGTCCAGAATTAGCCCCAATTCTATTTAAGGAAATAGAAAGACGTGAGTAAATTGTTCCGACTGATTCTAAACTTTGATTAGTTCTATCGGCAACTTCTTGAATCATCTGGAAAGTCTTAGCAGTATCTTCCCCAGCTTTAGCAGTAATCTTTAATCGGTTAGTGATGTTCTGAACCTCATCAGACATTCTGGTCAATTCTCGAACACCGAGATATCCCAGCCATGACTGGAAAGCAGAAGTTAAAAATCCCATGTTGCCAGAAAGAGTTTTAGTCTGTTGATTCAATAGGCCCATTTGCTTCGCTATGTCTCGAAGTCCTTGGCTCTTAGAAGAATCAACGCTTACTATTATTTGTCTTGTTTGAGTTTGAGCTGGCATTCTTCTTCTTACCCTCCGGCGGAGATTGGGAGTTCATCTCAATAAAAGTGTTATCCATTCTTCTAATGTAATAACTAAAGTCTTCAAAACTGTCGAAATCTTCTATACTATAAATTTTAGAATATTCAGCTATCGCCGTAAAGGGAATTGCTTGAAGATCCAAGCCCGAAGGCCTGGATGTAGACAATTCTCTGAACGCGTCAAGATAGAACTCAAAACCAGTGATGTCTGGCTCTTTGTCCTCTTCCTTAACAAAGTTACGTTTTAATAGCTCGTAGTAAAAACCTGTTTCAATTTCCTTGCGCCATCTAAAGGTCCAACGTAGATAGCGGTCTAGGAGTTTCCCAGGTCTTCCCTGTAGTTATCAAAATCATTAGCGTGTTTCCATAGAGTGTTAAATAGTTCAGGAAGACGGATAAAAAGTTTAAGTGCATTATCTTTATTACACTCAGCTTCTTTACCATCAATCTCTACGCCTTTCCAATCTACAAGACACACGTCAATGAATAGCTTTAAAGTAATTTCATCTTGCTTTTTTTGATCTAAAGTTCCCATCTCGATAAGACGAGCGAACGGTTTATAGTGATGAGCCATTGCTGCTTTCACTCTTGGATTAGTTCCTACGAAATGGCGGATTAAAAAAGATATTTCTTTAATGCCTTTTGCTTCATCCTTTTCCTGAATGACAAAATTCACACCATCTTGTTGAAGTTTTTCATCTGTCTTAAACAGCTTGTCTAAATTTGATCCCATTACTTTTCCTCCTGGTTGTTTACAGCGTTACAAAATAAAACTGCCCTGTCAATCCATTGGCAGGGCAGAGTAAGACAAACAATAGGGAAAAGCTAAAGCTAGTCTCTATTAAATTATACAACCGGAGCGCGGAAAATTGCCAGCGCAGATTCACCGCCAGGGCCAACTTTGGCTACGCCTGTCATTTCCATTGAAACTTCCTGATTAGCTCCTCCGCTTGAAGGGTCATCGAAAGAAACTTGCAGGGCTGGGATGTAGAATCCATACCAACCATCTATGTTTTTAACCATGAACCCGATTGAGAAAGCCTCTTGAGAAAGTTTACGAGCAAGCATTGGCCAATTCGCGTCTTTCAAGTATGAACTAAGCTCAGCACCAATTTGCGCAGTACCAGCAGAATAGTCTTCTGGAGCGGCTTTACCAATACAATTCTGCACTGTTAAATTGTTGTTAAGACTTAAGTTCAAATTCTGTAAACAGAAATCATCTTGTGTCCAACTTCCATTTACATTAGTAGCAACGAATGGCATATCAACAGAACCGTTTAAAGTTCCAGTTGTTGCTGGGTCGTCAAAATATTCTAAGTAACTTGCGAACTCATTAGCTGCGTCAGCAGAGTCGTAATCATTTCCTTGAGTGTCAAAAGATCCAGACACCAATGATCCGTACTCAATTGTTAAGTCCATTTGAGAAACTAAACAACCGCGATAGATCAAAGCTTTATTAGAAAGCTCTAAGAAAGTTTTCTCGATAGTTAAAGATTTCTTAGTTGTTCCGATTACAATTTTATCAGCTCGTTGATAAGAAGCGGCTTCTGCAACAGCATCAACCATTCCAGTAGGATGTGCAAAAGTTACTTCAAGAGCGGTAACATTGTTTGCCATTACAATAGCGTTGTTACCTGCTACTGCGAAGTTTGAAAGAATTAAAAAATCTCCTACAACAACGCCTTCATCAATGAAACTTCCGGTAGTTCTAATCAATTTTTTTGTTGTTAGATTTAAAGAGAAAGTATCATTCACTACAGAAAATGTCTGCCAAGAGTTAAACATTGCGCTCTCAAGAAAGTCTTCAATAGCGCGTTCTTTTGCTAGCTCGAAAGAGTGTCCGCCATCAACAGCCAAACCAGTTACGATTTGACCAGAGCTTTGACGATCTGTTCTAATTTGCGCAGACTCAGTTGTCTCTGGAGTTCCAGAGTATTGCTCAGAAGTAAATCGAGCAGTACGAAATGAACCAGATCCACTTGCTAAATTATCTTCTGAGAAAGATGTTTGTGGGTCTGAAGCAGTTCCAGTTATTACTCTTGTAACTAAAGCAAGTGCTTCAGCAGAAGCTCCGATTGCTGCACTAACTTGAGTGGCAGTAGAGTTTCCTGAATCAATTGCAACAGAGATTTTATTTCCGATAACAGTGGCTACTTCAGATCCAGCCGTTACTGTATCAAGATATTCAATACTGATTAAATTTCCTTGCTCTCCGCCTTTAACAGCGGTGTAAGTAATATCTTGAACTAAAAGAGACGCCTTAACAGCCGGAGGAGTGACTCCGTAAGTGACCTCTTTTTTGTATCCAATTCGGACTAGATTTGATGAAGACATTGTTCCCCCTTAATTAATAGTTTATGGTATAATATCACAATAGTAAGCCATGTTAATTGTTCCCGACATATAGCCGCCATCAAACTCTAATGTAGCCCCTCTGCTGGTATTTATCGGTGTAACACTTTCAATCACTATATTTCCTATTCTGCGTCCTCTAAATAAATTTCGCAAGACTTCTCCGCGTTGAACCAAAGAATCCCCGACTCCTATCTTGGCTTCCGCCGCGACGTGAAGAACTATCAGACCAGTTTCTCGATAAAGGCCTAGTTCATTTGTTGCTGATAAAGATATTGGTATCTCATCGTCCCCAATAAATTCTAGACCAAGCCAAGGCGCGTTAGGTTGAATACCTTCATCTTGTAAAAGAACTTTAAAATCTTCAAAATGTCCGGTAATATCCACAACATTTTCAGCCGACTCATCATCTAGTAAATCTTTTATAGCAGTACGAACTTGTGAACTACTCATTTATAATTCCTCTCTCATTTATAGTGATAACAATAGACGGATATAAGTAAGGTCTGCCAGCAGAGTTCTTTCCTTTTCTTCCGCCCTTGAAAGATCCCTTTAATCCTAAAGAACTTCCCGGTATAAAAGCAAATCTAATTCCTACGTTGCGTTTAAATTTAGACTTAACGGCACGAGCAGTCAGATAATACGTTCCGTTAGGAACTTGTACTAACATCTTTCCTCTGCCTTTATCTTTGTGTTCTTTTCTATGTGAATATCTTGTAGAACTTTTCTGCGCTGTGATCCCGAATCTCTCAAGTTTACGAGCATAAGGCTGAATGTTCACAATTCTAATGATGTCTTTATCTTTAATCTCTGGGCTTGTTTTAAGCCAAGCATTTAATGAATTAAGATCAGACGCTATTTGTGTTCCATTTAAAAATACGAAGTGAGAACTTTTATAAAGTCCTGTTAAAACTTTAGATCTGAAAAGTACTCCCTCATAAGCTGCTAATAAAATATCGTTAACGCTTGATCTTGAGGTAAACTCAATTTTACCAAGAGGACTTACTGCCTCTATCGGTTTTCCTTTTCTTCCGTCTACTGTGAGAACTGGAAACTTATCAAATCCAGCAGCTTGTTCTTCTTTTAAAACTTCATCAGCAATGACGATCAAAGAAGTCTTAGTCCATTTAAGGAGATCAATGAGAGTTACCTCTCCATTAAGATCAGAGTCTATAGTGTACTCTGGTCTTTTCTTTCCCTTTTCATAGACTGATAAATTAACTTCAAACTTCATTATTCACACCGTACCCGGTATCCCATTACTGCTCCGCCCACATCAACCATTTCAATTAATTCATCAATAGTTTGAGAACCATAAACAGAGTCTATTATTTTATCTCCGCGTCTAATTCTTTGATCCCACAGTTCAAAACCATTAGTTATTGTAGTTGTGACTGCTGCCGGGGTATTGTCTTGCAGAGTGGAATTAGTTACTGTTAAGGCTAACGGCTCAGCATTGAATCCGTTGAAGACAATACTAAAACCAAGAACATATGATCCTTCAACCAGAACATTAGAAAGTCCTGCTAATAATCTTAACGCTGTTTGAATATCAGCGGCGGAGGATGCCGGGCTTAAATCAGTAGTTGAGTTTGAATTATATGTTAAGTTATATACGCCTGTAACTGGATTAGTGCTGAATGTTAACAACTTAGAATATTGTCCTACTAGAGTATCTAGTGGAATTATAAACTCGCGACCGTGAATAGTTGTAGCTTCTGGTCCTTGTAAGAATCTAAAATAATTAGATGGTGTAATTCTACAAGGAGAGTAGATGTCAATACTTCCAGGCCGTCTCAACTGAGCAGACCTAGAGTGCATTCTTGTTAGCATATTAAAAGCTACTTTTAACATTATACATCCAACTCTACATACTCTAATCTACCACTTCCAAGAACAGATCTTTCTGCTCTCCAGTCATCCAGTATGTTTGCATTGTTGCCAAGTATTGATCCGTATGCAGAACTTCTTTCGTTGTTGTTAAGAGTGTAATCGAAGTCGATTGAGATTGCTCCAGGGATTGAAATACGCTGAACATCACTCCCGAAGTTTAAATCAATACCATTAATTTTTTTATTGTATCTCTCTCCAACTAAACTATCTAGAACGGATAAAATTGGAGTAGGACAAGTTGCGTACCCAGCGGTATATTCTACTTCTGCAATCCTTCCAATGATAGAACCTGATCCAAGAGGAACTATTTTTCCTGTTGGCTTGTGAAGACGGTAGTCTGTGTCAGCTACCTTAGCAGTTCCGTCCACATCAAAAGAAGCAATTGCTGATACTGGATAATGATAGAGAAATACTTGATCCCCTGTATTGAAATCTTCTTTGTAGAAAGTTTGAATATAATCTGCCTCAAGAAACTTTCTACGGCAATAGGACTCAATAACGTCAGATATTAATTGAATCTGAGAAGTCAGGAAAGTATCGTAGGTCGTCCCTGTTATTCCCAGTCTTGCTTTAACATTTGATAAAGTGTCTAACATATTTCCCCCAGACTATTGTAGTCTAAATTTAATTCGCTGTCGGTCCAGTTTTTTCGTCCTCGACTTTTTGAAGTTTAGGTTTTTCTGGAATCAACTTGGCCAAAGTATTTAAAGCAACTTCACAATTAATGTGCTGTTGCTTTGTCATTGGGACTTGTGCCGTAATCTCTGCTAAAAGTTTAATAGCTTGTTCTGGTGTCATTTTCGTCTCCTTTAAAGTACGTTTTCTCCGCCAGCCAGGTCTACATCTTTTGGCCGTGGAGGATCTATTGGTGATCCATCTATGTCAAATGCAACAGTGGATGCAGCATAGGCTACTATTTTCCCGTACAAGAATGCAATAGCATTAGGTGACGCAGCAAACTCAACCATAGTGAAAGGAAAATTAAACACCTTCACACATCCTAGTGGCTCTCCGCCTCCGTCACTCGTTGCCTTATCTTTAAATAAAGCAATGCGTCCACCTATTGTTAAAGACTGGCGATCTATGTTTACGGAAAGAACACGCCAGTAGTTACCAACAGATCCATTGTTCATTATCTTTTCTTTTTGTATCGCCATTATTTCTCCTATACCCAGACTGTTCCGTCATAGTACTGCATTGTGTTTGTTGTTGTGTTAAAAATTATCATTCCTGCAATTGCTGTCATCGCGTTTCGTGCTGTGGTACTCATTCTCGAAAGAACCAGTGCCTTACTAGTTGACTCAATTTCTAAGGCAACACTTGAGTTTGCGACAGTTTCAGAACCGCCGATTTTTAAATTACCAGCCAGGTAATTATGGGCATCTGGTCTAATCATTAATCCCCAAGTAGCCGTCCCTGGATCACCAAAAGGCAGATCCATTTCGTATCCATACAATTCATTTATGGTTGTTGTTCCGTTTGGAATTGCCAGTGCTTTACATAGTGATACTTTATCTATTGTTCCGCCAGTAGAACTCCCATCCATGCTGATTGCAAATAAAGCTCCGGCAATTCTATCAACTGTAGATCCGGTTTTCATGCTGACAACAGCCGGTAGTCCGAGAGCTGCTATCCCTAGAAATGAAGTTGTTACTACAGAGTTTGTTCCAATAGAAATAAGTGACGCGGTATTAATACCAAGAACATCAGCATTTGCTACTGTTAAATTGTCTCCAATTGTGGGAGCTGAAATCAATAAGTGTACTGATCCAGGATTCCCTCCTCCATCAACTAAAGTCTGAGAAGCAAAAGCATTCAGCTTACCAATTGCCAAAGCTCCAGTAAAAGATAGGTCTCCGTCAATATTAACATTACCTTTAAACTGGGCCGCGTATTTAGTTCCGGAATTTATACCTCCTGCGAAATTAGTTGCGACTTGTGTGATTTGTGGATTAGATCCTACTCCGGAAATGGTGACATCTAAATTAGAATTAAGTGTGAAGTTAGCTTCAATTGCGGCTTTGACTTGAGTAGCAGTAGAAACCCCTGACTCAATATGAACTGTGATTGCCTGTCCTGCTAGTATTGCATTCTCAGATCCAGCCGTTACATCGTCCACATATTCTATAGTGAAAGAATTTGAATCACTTGAAGGAAGAGTAAACTCAATAGTTAAGTCTTGAATTACTAAAGATGCTTTTACTCCTGGGTATAGCGTGACATTAGAAACATCAGCCTCTATACCAACAGCATAGTTAACAGAATCAATATTTGGATTTACTCTGATACCTGAATATGATCCTGTACCGAAAGTTCCTAAGTTTCCATAGATTCCCAATCCTGTATAATTTGCGTTTCCTATAAAGTCGTTGATATTGGCATTTACATTATATGCTGTAAAGTTAGCCCCATTTTGAATAGACTCAATAGCTGGACTTGAATTAAAAGATATGTAGTTTGAAGAAGAGCATTCAATATTTGAAGCATCATAGAACGCTTGAACATATGTCGAGTTATCCATGATAGCGCCTGATTGAAAGTTAGGTTGAAAACCATATCCTTGTAAGTTTGCGGTAAGAGTTACATTGTTTCTAACTTGTCCGAAACCCATGTAGTATGCGAAACCTTTAAAGTCTAGGGGATCTGTCCCATTTCCAATTGCAAAGTTACTCTGCATAAACTCTACAAAACCTAAATCGGCAGTTCCTTCATGAAAAATATTATTCATGTTGAAACGAAAAGCCGTTCCATTCATACCAACATTAAATCCTGTATTACTTGAATCATAATTAATAAATGTCTCACGCATGTTATAAGAGTCATTTGGAGAGTCTTGTAGTGGATCAAAATTGGCTGACATCTGGTCTATTTGAAACCCAGCATTGTCATCATCAGGAGTGAAACTAAAATTGGATTTTATAGAATTAGTAGTTACATCTACTGAATAGTTTCCAAGTCCTTCGATAATTCCACTATTGTTCTGAAAAATTAATTGATTGTTACCTGAAGTAATTGAGGCTTGCTTAGCATCAAGCGCAGCTTGTAAATCAGTTTGATCGGAAAGAGTACCAGTGATTGATCCCCAAGTTCCTCCACCGCCTCCAGAGGGATTAGCCCATTCAGTATTAAAATCTGTTCCGTTGATCTTTCTTAAAACTTGTCCAGTCGTTCCTCCGGCTGGAACACCTACTCCATTGGTTCCATTGGTTCCATTAGTGCCGTTTGCTCCATCGGCGCCATCTAATCCATTTAGTAATGCTCCTCCGACAGTAGCTCCGTCTCCGTAATAAAACTTTTCTAAATCTATATCATAGACAAGTTCTCCAGCTCTTAAAGTAAGAGTCATTCGTTTTGCTGTGGACATTTTCAAGTGAATAAATCTTGTTCCTAAATTCATAACTTCCTCTATTCTAGAGTTCCAAGATCAATCATATAATATTGATTATGGTCGTTCTCTATAGTTAGTAAATCAATTACGTTTAAATCTTCAATATCTTCCAAGTCTCCAAGTGTTCCGCTAAAAAATAAAGTAAAAGGCCAGAAAGGATTTTGTATGTCTTCTGATAGTCCTATACCTTTTTTAATTGTTACTGGTTTATTCCCCATCAAGACACCTGAATCCTTTCTCCGCGATTAACTAACATAGATTGTGGGGACGCTGGCTGTCCGATCTTAAGAAACACTTGTCCTGGTCCATCAGGGATATTGTGAATAGTTTCAATTCCTCCAGCAACAGTAGGACTTAAAAAGTATTCCTGTCTTACATCTAATCCAAAGAAAATGTTTGATGTGATTCCAGAGAATAAAATATTACAGAGTCCTGGTGACGGAATACTATTAACGACTCCGAACACATTTGCATTTTCCATTGTGTCAGCTTTTGCGTTCTTAGCTAAAAGAGAATAAGAATAAGTTTCAAGTTGCGGAACTATATTTAAAGAAGTCCACGCTGACATGTAGTCTTCAATCGGAGTGTCTCTATCAAGACGAACTAATGCTCCAACATACACATCAGTATCACAAGGAACGTCTTCTAGAATTCCACTGGCTCCAGATCCAGGAGGTCCTTGCGGTCCTTCTGCTCCAACGAGTGATGCGAGCCAAGCGGCTTCATCTCCAACAAATCCTTCTGCAACTGCAACTTCATAAGCTGATAAACCGTCAGCTCCGTTAGTACCATTGGTTCCGTTTGTTCCTGCTGGTCCTTGTGCTCCGTCAGCGCCATCCGCGCCGGCTGGACCGACAAGTGAAGCAAGCCAATCTACTTCTGATCCTACGAAACCATTCTCGACTGCTATCTCGTAAGCAGATTTTCCGTCTGCTCCGGTCCCTGATCCACTTCCTCCGCCGCTACTTGCTCCGCCTCCAATATAAATATTGGGTCTTGGTAATTGAACAGAGTTAGTTCTAATCTCTGATCCATCAGAAAACTCAAATATAAAATCAGCTTGGTCAGATCTAAATTGATCTACTCGAATGTCTGTAACGTATGGAGCGTCCTCTCCATCTTCGCCGTCACGTCCATCTCTACCATCACGACCATTAATTCCAGCTCTTCCTTGAGATCCAACCATCCCTGGTAAACCGCGAGCGCCTTGTGGTCCTTGCTTACCTTCTTTTCCTTCAGGTCCTTGAGCGCCTCTTTGTCCTCGTGATCCACGGGCGCCTTTTATCTTGATCTTATCTTCATCCGTGAGGTCTTCAAATTTAAGTTTAAGTTGTGATTTTTCTTCTTCAGTAAGTTGCGAGAAATGGAGTCGAAGGGAGTTTCTTTCTTCTTCTGTGAAGTCTGAGAACTTGGGTTTGAGTGAATTAAAATATTCGACGTGCTCGTCGAAGTTGAAATCCTTGCCGTCCCGACCGTCCCGTCCGCGTGGACCTCGTAATTCTTCGATGTCATCAGCAAGCAGATCAGAGAATTTGAGCTTGAGAGAGTCATGCAATCCTCCAAGAAGTGTAGAAATTACTTCTGATATTTCTTCTTTATTTTCTTCAAAATTAAAACTGTGTCCATCACGTCCATCTTTACCATCACGCCCCTGTGGTCCGCGTAAAGAGCTGATCTGTTCGACAGTTAAATCTTCAAACTTTAAAGCAAACTCTTTAGTCCATTGTTTTATAGTTTCAGAGTGTTCATCAAAGTTGAAATCTTTTCCAGCTATACCGTCTCTACCGTCACGTCCCTGTGGTCCGCGTAAAGATTGAATCTGTTCGGCAGTTAAATCTTCAAACTTAAGAGCAAATCCTTTTGCCCATTGTTTTATAGTTTCAGAGTGTTCATTGAAATCAAAATCTTTACCATTAGATCCACGCGGTCCTCTTTGTCCTCGTGGTCCACGGGACGCATAAAGATCAAGGCCTTCCAGCCTATCTTCAACTTGCTTCTTAATTATCGCAAGCAGGACTTCAAGCTTCATCAACACCTACTTTTTAGGTTCGCTAAGAAATTTTATTGCGGCTTCTTCAAGAGCACTTGGGGGATTTCCTTTAGGCTCTGGAGATGCCGGAGGTTGTTTATTCTTATCTATCTGAGACTGAATAACATCATCAACCATGTCCGCTGGAGTAAAATTATTAGTTGCAATATAGTAACTGTCTCCGTCTTTGTATGGAGGCAATCCTTCTTTAGCTCTAATCTGATTCGGAGTAATGGCTCCAACACTCATCATAGACTTAAAGTAGTCAGATCGTGTTTTCATATCACCTCTGAAAATTGAATAAAGATCTATGTCTGTGAATCTTCCTGCAAAGCGATTATTAAGAATCTTAACGTCGGCTTCCATTTCTAGATTGGTCGCCCATGAGTCAAGAGTATCTGTGGCTACTTCTAAATTGGCATTTTCAACATTAGAATATGTTGCTGCTGTCACATCGAAAAGCTTAGTCGGCGGTACTCCAAGAAATCTTGCGATCTCTAGAATACCAAATTGGCGTGATTGTAAAAATTGAAGAGTGTTTGGGTCAACATTCATTGGCTCATACTTAACTCCTTCTTCAAGAAGTGAAGTGCCGCCGGATTTTCTTCCTCCGTTTTGTTGTTCCCAAGATTCTTTAAGTCGCTTATAGGCATCATCCGAAAGTTTTCCTGGATGAGTTAATACACCTGAAGGGATTCCTCCGTTGTGGAATATTCCACTGGCCATTTCATCAGCCGCGATTTGAATACCTAATACATCTCTTCCATATGCCACGACACCTTGTCCAACCATTCCATCTTTTGTGTGGAAGTTTGGGAGATGGTAAACGTCTCTTGGATTTAAGTAAACGGTTCCGCCGTCTGGATTCATATATTTATAAACTAATTTATCAGAGTCAGTTCTTACTAACTCCATGTTCTGAGAGTAGAGTGGCCACAAGGCGATTGCTCTTCCAGCTCCGTCTCTTTCAATCTCTGAGTACGCATTGCCGTGAATAATTGATTGTTGGACCATCATTAAACGCCAACGAAAAGCATTCATTTCTGGATTAGCAGCTAAGTTTAAAAGATCTGCTTGAGCGCCGAGAACTATCGTGTTGTCTTTGTCTTTAACATTCCAAGGAAGTTTTGCTATCTGTGTAGATATATAAATAAGGCCGCGATTAAACGCGGCCACTTGCATAGAAGTGTCTTCATTTACTATTGTATTTGAGCGCATATAAAACGCTCGACGAGGACCAGCCGAATATTTACCTACCTTAGTAAACCTTGCTTTAATTCTTTCAATAAGATTCATTAAGTCTCCCGTCTATAAATTTATTCTTCCATATCTATTTTTGCTTCAGGCACAGTGTCTTCAACTATGGCTTCAGCCGGAACATCATCTACTTCAATAACTTGGTCGACAAGTGTAGATGGATTTAATTCATCTGCTTTAGCTGTCGGTAAAACTCCTTCTACAATTTCTCCGCCGCGTTTAAGCCAGCGTTGAATCCAAGCAGCACCCTCTAACTCATAAACCTTACCAGCGTCAAAAATAGGGTTGTTTAGATCATTATAATACTTATGTTCTGAGAATTTCATCTTTACTTTTTGAATTGACTCACTAGACTCAGACTTTTCTACAGGTTTATTTTTATTTTTGTATTTACTCATTGTGTCTCCTTAGTTGTTTAAAAATAAAAAGGGAAGCTTGAGGCTTCCCCTTCTATAGGCTTATAATATTTAGCCGCCATTCCCAGCTATTATATTACTTGAGAATAAGCTGGATTGTATTCGCTATCTCCGATAGCTACAACAGATCCAAGTTGTGCTCCGCCAGAATCCGCGATGTCTAAAGACACCCATCGGCAATCTGATCGAAGTTGCTCAGGCAATACTTCCAACACAACGATAGAGGCATTGTCGCCCAATAATGTGTGAAGGTCGTAAGCTGCTGCCGCTGAACCAGGCTCTACTTTTGTAAAACTAGTCGCTGCTCCAACTTTATGAAAATAAGGATTGTCTACAGATAAATCATAAGACGTACCAGCAGTTGCAGCAGTGTGCTGTCTTAAGGTAAATCCATGAGTAGTTGTAGTTGTCCCTGCTCCAAGGTTAACGATAAACGCTACGCGCTTAAGGTTACGAATGTCTACACGTCCGCCAGTTACGGCAGCGGTATTCAAGTCTACTGGTCCAGCAACTGATTTACAGATCGCCTTCTCCATTAAATATGCTTCCATGTTAAAATCTCCTATAAGTTAAATTATTCTTTAAACGAGGAGCGTATTTCTACGCTCCTAATCTTTTATTATCGAGCTTCCAATTGAACAAACGCTGACATCGAGTAGTTTCCATTCTCTGTTGTAACAGGAGAAGTGAAAGGGCACTTACCGTCAAGACGCAGAGAGAAACGGAACGATGTAATCTCTTTGTCAAAGTGTAAGTGGATCGAAGTAGCTGCCTTGATTCCAGAAGCTTTGCGGATCATGTAGTAGTATGACAGATCAGCAAAGATAATGTCGCCAAGATCTCCAAGTGCAGGAGTTCCGCCCATCAATGGAATAACCGGGCGACCTAAAAGAGTCGCATATGGAGTTTGATTCATTTGGCTACCAGGAGCTAAATAAATGTAAGCGCCATTTCCGTCTTTCATTACTCGTAATTGCTCTTCAACTGCTGGGTTAATGTAGAACGCAGCATTGTTACGACTTTGTGGGAACATACGAGAATACATTTTTAAGATATTCTCAGCGACCACAGTGTCATTCGCCTGCATTGATTCTTTAGAAACCGTTACAGTAAAAGGCGAGCTGATAATACCTTGAGGTTTACCAACACCATTACCAGAGATGATCGCTTTGTTAACTTGGTGAACGATAGCGTTTGGAGCAGCAGACAAGATGTAAGACTCTAATGCTGTTGCATCATCAAGTAATTCATCAGTCGCTTTAACCATAGCCGCTAATTTCTGAAGTCTCCAGCTAGCTTGTTTGAAAGCTGGTTTAGTATCAGTAATAGTTGCGCCTTCAGCAGTCCAATAAGCTTGAACACCAGAATTCCAAGGTTGACTCTCATCAACATTGATAGTTAAAGCGTTTCCGCCAACTTGAATCGAAGTTGTTTTCGCCATTAAAGAATCGTCTCCGCCCATTTTTTTCAAAATAGCTTGAGAGATTTCTTCAGGAACTAAAAATCCGCCGTCTTCACCAACAGATTCTTTTGCCAAAGCGTTGAAACGCTTATCAACTTCACCAGTAGCTCCGGCTTTTTTAACAGCCATCAACCACTCACCAGCGTTGTTGAATCCTTGGAACTTGTCAGAGCGTGAAGCTCCAGCAGTCCATTTTGGTTCGCTAGGAACAACCGCAGTTGTTGTTTTACGACCAGTTGAAGCAGAAGCTTTCGCTTTCATGTCTTCCATTTTTTCAGCAGCTTCTAACTGCTTGTTTAACCCATCAAATTCAGCATTTAAGTCTTCAATTTGAGTAAGTTGCTCAGCCGAGAAACCTTCGCCGCTAGATTGGATACCATCAAGCGAAGCAACGATTTCAGCGAGTCTTGCGCGTATTTGTTCAATAGTCATTTTACATCTCCTTATGTGTTTATGATCGCGCCAGATACGCGCTACGCTTTTTTGCGAGCTAATCGTTCCTGGACTTTATTTTTTAATTCATTAATTTGATTTTTTGCAGCTTCGGCTTCTGAAAAATACTTAGATGGTTTTTTTGCAATCCATTTTGCGTTGATAGCGCTGGCCGCAATCGGCATAGTCTCTTCAACTTTAGAATGCACAAAACCTTTTTCAATAGCTTCATCTGCTGACAACCAAGTCTCTGCCTCAAGAAGCGCTCGAACTTCGGAGCGCTCTAAACCAGATTTCTTAGAGTAGATACCTAACATTTGTTCTTCAATATCCATTAGGCGATTAATTGTATTATCAAGATCCATTCTATCACCCATTGCAAATGTCCAAGGAAGATGGACCATAAAAAGAGCACCGTCGCCCATTTTGATTTCATCCCCTGCAAGAGCAATGATTGAAGCGATACTTGCTGCAAGTCCGTCGATGTAAACAACTTTCTTAGCTTTATGTTGTTTCAAACGATTATAGATTGCAACTCCATCAAAAACGTCTCCGCCTGGAGAATTGATTCTGACGTTAATAGTGTTCACAGTATCTGGGATTTTTTTGAGTTCATCGGAAAACTGTTTGGCAGAGATCATAGATCCGTCGCCCCACCAGTCTTGACCGATGCCAGCATAGATTACAATTTCAGCTTCTGTTGCCGACTTGTTTAAAATTTTTAGTGGTGACCCTGCGCGGTGTCCTGAAAAATTTAAAATCTTTGACATTGGTGTTCCCCTGTATCAAATCGTGCAAGATTAATAAGGGACTGTAAAGATTAATTTTTAACGTCTGGTCTTTCGTCGCTACGACTGAAAGCGTTAAGTTGTCACCTTTATAGATTTTAAGAGTGAGATATTTCCTTTGTAGACATCATAAATTTTAAGTATCTGGCGCGTCAAATTGCTAATCCTTCTGGATAAAGGTCTTTTAATTTGTCTAAAATTACTTCAGCACACTGGTCAGGAGTATAGTGATCTCCTGAAGTTTCCAATGTTAAATCAAATTTTAACTGATCTTGATATTTATCTAATCCAGTTTCACTTGGATGGTCTGTCGCATCTCTCCAAGCATCAGCTCTGGATTTACGAATATTTTCTGGAGCAATTAGCCTTACGTTTAGTCCTTGGATTCCATCAAACTCATTTTCAAAACGACAGTCGTCAATAATAATTAATCTTTTAAGTTTTGATTCTTTGTCATAAAGTTTAGAAATTTCTTTTCCTAGAATATCTACCCAAACATTTTCTCCAAAAGTTTTTCTTCCCCACTCAGTTCCAAGAAGCTGTAAAAGCGTTCCGTCTTTTTTAACTCGTGGAACTCCAGTCAAAGTCTCCATTTTATTTAGAAGCATATCGTGTAGTGCATAAAGTGTTGTTGCAAATTTCATTATTCCAACAAAATCATAATTGGATTTCTTTGCTCTAAGCTTTAAAGCCTCAGCAACTGTGCTCTTACCGCTTCCTTGCTTCCCACTAATCTTAACTATTTGAATCATGTCTAACTCCTAAAGTTTGTAAAGGTGTATTACGAATGGGCCAGAATCGAATGTTGATAAATATTCTGCTGAGTCTGGAATATCTTGTCCAGTTCCATATAAACAAAACTTGTAAACATTTTGAGGTGTGTCTTTTTTAACTTCTAACCAAACAAACATATTGTTGTTCTGAGCGCCAATTCGTAGAAACTTAAACCCGACAGGAAGTGGAAGCTCGAAAGCCTGGCTCGTCATAGGAACTGGGTATTTATAAACTGTTTTCATTTAATACTTCCTTTTAATTTTAAAGTTACCTTATACCATTTCGGGTATGGCCAGTATCCGGCTGCAATCATTATTGCTTCAATAGTTCTTTTCTTATTTCTGTAACTACTGTAGTTCATATAACTATATGGAATACCTTCTTTAATTCTTTCTCCAGCATTTTTATGAAACTGGTGAGCAAATGTTATCCAAGCCCTATCTATATTCATTCCAGGTATACAAGTTGTTAGTCCTTCATGCAGATCTTTAATTATCTGTCTTGCCATTATAGACCAATATCCTCTAGGTCTTATTGGTCTTTTAATATTGTATCCAACTTTTCTATGAATTGTCTCATAGTAGAGAGAGTCTTTTCTACGAGATGGGTCTGCTATCATCGTAAAATATATTCTGTCATAAATATCTGTTTGTTTCATTGACCTAAAATTTTATTACTGAATTTCTTTAGTAGAATGACTATACTACAAAATAGTATGACTGGCCACGACCAGATAATATATCCAGCCGGAATCTCAAGATCATATTTATTTTTGTAGTGAACATAAAACACTCCGCCGACCATACAATAAATTATTAAGAACGCTATTGTCTCATAAATAATTTCCATCAAATCCCCCTTTACCCCAGTGCCATGTTTCATTCTCTTCTTGTTTAGGATTTATTCTTTTAGTCACTTCTCTTGCCTTAATAAACCATTCTGGAATCGGATATAGTCCAAGTGATCTTGCAATTGATATTTGAGGACCTAAATTTTTTCTTCTGAATTGTCTGGACTTGTTATCATATTTATCCATTGCATCTAACATAAAATTAAGAAGTTCAGCTTCTGCCGGACTAACAAGTTCGCCTTTTTCTCTAGTTACGCGTTTTTTAGAAATTCTTTTCAATGCTCTCTCAGCATATCTTCTATGAGTGTATCTCATTTACAAAACCCTAATTCCGCGCTCTTCATAAACTGATGCCTCTTCTTCATTTTGTAACCAACCAGCAAGAGCCATAAGGATTGCGACGATTGGATCTATCTTTAACTTCTCGTGTGACTTTCTTGGGAAAACATTACCATTATGATCTTCTTTGGCAACAACATTTCCTAAACACCATCTAAGTAGTGGAGATCCATTATGTCTTATTTTGCCAGATCGCATTAAGGCATCTAGTTTTTTCATCGGCTCTGAAAAGTTTGCAACATTCATCCCAATTTTAACCATCTCAATTTTACTTGATAGTCTTTGCGCTGTCTCAGTGGCATTCCAGGCATCATATAAACATTCAATAACTCTATAGTCTTTAGCAAGATCTTCCGCTTCTTTTTGAATGAAGTCATAGTTGATCGCAGCTCCAGGAGTTTTAATTAAATATCCTTTTTCAATACACTCATCATACAAAACATTTTTTGCATCCTTGATCGTGTCTTCCGGTAAATAGCTTTTATCAAAGATTGTATAAACATCTTTTTCTCTGAACACCATTGCGGTTGATGTAATATCAATGTGTGATGCCAGATCAAGTCCAAGACGAACTTGTTTACCTTTGAAGTCTTCAAGATTCAATGTTGGGTCTGCGCACTTATCCCAAATGTTCTGATCAAAGAAAGCTTTAGCTTCTGCAATCCACATATTAAGATGTTTAATTTTAATATTGGAAATGTCTGATGGAGTAACCATTGCTTTATCAACTTTAGCTTTGAATGTAGTTATGTCAACGCTCACACCTAAACCAGGATTAGCTTTAATCCAAACTTTTTCATCAGCCCAATCATCTCCTTCATCAAGCGTGTAAACAATTGCGTAGAACTGATCATCTAAAACTTCTCCGGTAGAAACTTTCTTAGCGTAAGAAGATTGCGAGTGTCCAACCGAGTGAACATCTTGTCCAGCAGTCGTAATACAAAGCGTTAGAGAATCTTTTCGCTTAGACATACCAGAATAAATAACTTCAAAAACGGCTCTCTTCATCGCGTGAAGCTCATCACATATCGCTAAGATATCATTCAAACCATCAAGACCAGAGTCTTCTGCTGACATCGCTCTGACTTTTGAATCAGATTTTTTATGAAGTATCTCATGCGCTCGAACAGTTACTCCAGTGTGACGAAGATACGAAGAAGATCTTTTTGCCATTGACCTTGCCGCATCTAAAACAATTCGCGCTTGTTCTTTCTTTGTTGCGACAGTTGATATTTGATTTCCATTTGGTTTATCTAAGGCTAAAAAATAAAGAGCGCACTGAGAAGCCATGGTAGACTTAGCATTTCCTCGCGCCACTTCAAGATGTGCAATACGAAATCTTCTAAATTTATTTTCTTTATTCTTGAACCCCATTATGTTCATCCAGTTGAAACATTGCCATGGCTCATAAACAATATTCTTGGTAGGCCAGATTCCAATAACATGACTAAAGTTCTGAACGCTGCGTAAATATTTCTCAGCTTCATCAATATCAAAATAAAATGTGGCGTCTTTGTCGTCGACATCGCGTAAATAGCGCTGACAAGCGCCGATAACATACTTACAAGCAACGATCTTGCCTGAAACGATGTCCAAGGCATACTGTTGGCCTTTGGCGCAATGTGGATACTTTTTCGGGTCGATCTTCATTTGCCTACTTCCCAGGCTCCATTGTATCAAACTCTCTTAACTGGTCAATGACCCAGGACTCGGCTTTGCTGACTAAAGTCTCGGCGAGTTTTTCCGTCATATCTCGTGCTTTGGCGGAATCAGTGGCGGAATAAAAATATAATATTGGAAACAACTCACAAGAGATTTTAGTTTTTAAATAAACTTTCTCGTTGTTCCATTTCTTTGCGTCTTCATCATTTCCAATCATCATCTTCGCCATCACTTCCTGTATTAGCGTCTTTCTTAGGAAAGAGATCTAACATCCTTGTATATGCTCTTATGTTTGCCTGGCACTTTTCAAGCTGTAACACTTCAGGTCGTATTTTAATTGTGGTCCCTAGTCGTGAAACACTCTCGTAGGTCCTACCGCTAGTGCGGATGACTTTCGACAGCTCTTCATACTCAGTATAAAAGTCACAAAGAATCTCTAAAGCGTCAAGATGTGCGATTTTAAAATTATCTCTTTTAACCAGAGCATCAATGAAGCGCATCCACTTACTTCTGAACACCGGATCTTTTTTCGGTGGCGGATATTTATGTTTACTTGCTTTATCTTTTGGTTTAGGCCCGTCTTCAGGGTCTTTAGTTTTATCTTTGTAAACTGGTTTACTGAAGGATTGATTATGGTACTCGGACTCGAACTCACTTCCGTCAGCCAATTTATATACTTTAGGTTTTCTTGGTTTGTAAATTCTCTTAGAGGTTACGTTTAGGTTTTTTGGTCTTTTCATCAGTTTGTCCTTTCTCTCTTTCGCTCATTACAATCGCTTCAGTGATTATCTCAATATTTTTAATTAGCGGATAAATATAAAAATCTCCTAAGATATTACTTCCAGGAAGTCGCGCTGTTTTAAAAGCTTTCTTTCCATTACCATCTCTGAAAGTTTCAAAGAAACTCATTACTGAACTGTTATCTGGGAACTGCATCGCCTTTTCTCCATGTCGTCTTGAATACTTTGTCTCAAGCTGTGACCAGACATAAGCTTTCTCTTTTTCATCCCAGCCTTGGCGAGTAAAGGAATTTCCCTGTTCTGTTATAAATGAAATCGCTTTCTTCTGCCAACGAGTCATTGAAGTGTGTGCAAGTTTCCAGAACATCGGTCCCTTATATTCAAGTGTAACATTATTATCAAAGTGTCTTTTACCTGTTCTTAAAATAAATTTAACAATCTGAGCAACAAACTTTATATCATAGTCCGTATTAGCTTGCTCAACTTTGTTTGTAAGAATTGAGATCTCTTCTTCTGTCATACTTTTCTTAAGATCATTGCTTCCAATAACTAGTGGGACAAACTTACGAGCATCGAAGGCAATAAAATTATCACGAGGCTTATTATTAGAGATAACCATACTTGAGTGAATCGTTGAGCTTGTTGTCGCATCTACACCTTTCTTCTCAATAGAGATGTAATCATTTTGAATTTCCTTCATTACGTTTTCCATGTCTGAGTCATATTTTAATTCATCAAACCAAGTTAGTGTTCCGTTAGATAGTTGCGAATTAAATCTTTCTGATAGTGTTGATTTCTTTCCATCAACAGTGTTCTCAATACCATGCAGGGCTTTCATTATAAGTTTTAGTCGATTCTTTCCGGCTCCAGGAGCACCACACAAAATTAAATAAACATACGCTCTCTTAGTAAGTGAAGCATAGAGCCAAGCATAAAAATATTGTCTCTCTTCTTTCATTGGAATCAAGTGAGTGACTAACTTCATAAATAATGCTGGAGGCTTTTCAGAAAGAGTTTGCCATCTGTTAGGATTCTTTTTTCTCCAGACAACCCAATCAGGAGGAATGTAGCTATTGAAGATATTTTCTTCTTCTTGTGTGGTTCTATTAAATTCTTGAAATACTCCTGGAGGATTTCTGGGACGATATCTTGGTATGACAGATCTTGCCACACGATAAGCTTCTGGTAGTGGCATGCTGGTTTTACCAATATAATATCTACCAGAAATATTTGACTTATACTCTTCTTTTGTTGTTACAAAGAAATCATCCATCCCCTTCTTAGCTGTAATATCTACATTAAGTGTGTGGTCGGCAAGCTCCGCCGGGATTACTGAGTCTCCATTTTCTTCTACAATAACATTATTCTTAACTGAGTATCTTTCTATTATGTCTGTCATTTTTGGAATATCGTAAACTGCTTTAAACAAACTTGGATAATCAGTTATCTTAGCCCCGAGTTTATCCATTATTGTTTTAGAGAACTTCTTAACATCCATAGTACCTATATTAGTGATAACAGGTTTTGATTTTACTGGATTATATTTTACTATTTTAATTCCACACAATCCTAGTGCTTCACTAAAACCGCCTGATGGTTTTTTATCGGACATACTGATCCTCCTCAAGCCTTGAGAAATAGCACTTGCATTTTTTTAAGTAAAGATCTAAATTGGTTTTGCCCTGGCCCATTTCTGGGCAACTAATCTACCTCATAATATTTTATTACTTTTTGATGCGGCCAGGGCATTTTTATTTCTGGACTTGTATATTTTATAAATTAAGGATGTGGAACCTCAATTAAACGGAGGCCTCGCCGGAAAAAATCGGTTTTATACGCCCTAATATATGCGTACATATATATATATATTTTTTTATTAAATAAGGTAGCAAAAGTCCGGGAACACCCCCTAATGTAGATTTTTTTTCAAAAAACCTCTAACCCCAGGACTTCCCACAGGAATTTCGATTTCAGTTGTTAACAAGTGAAAAAAATCAGTTTTGAAAAAGGCGAATTTTCCCACGCGGGTTTTTTTAAGTGACTTAACTATAGAGAATCATTAAGGAATACTAAGTATTGGTAACAATAGGATAACTATGCGGAATCATTAAGGAATAAAAAGTGGGGGGTCAAAAAAAAAGACGATTTTTTTCGAGGGTCAAAAAAGACGATAAAAAAAAAGACGATTTTTCGCCAGAATTTCCTAAAAACTCAGTTTTCGATCACTACTTTTATCACTGAATTTCCGTCAATTTGCATAGAATCCCACTTTTTTAGAGTGGCTTTTCCGACGTGTTTTTGGAGATATTTCTCGACATCCTGTGGATGTCTAAGAGTACCTAATTCTGATTTATCAACGTATGGCTCATGGGCACATCCGAAACTAATCAGAGAGAATATTATTATGAGGATAACGACTAAGAGCTTGTGTCCTAGCTCTTTCTTCCATATCAGATTGTTCTTTACTAATAAGTTCATTTGTAATCCTCCCATGAACCCTGTCAAAATCAGGGTTTAACATACGTTTAATTTCTATTCTTATAAGATCTGGTATTTCCATTCTTTCATAGCTAAAAACAACTCTTCCATTAAAAGGCATGGCATCGTTAGTTATACAACCACACCACCTACGAATCATAGGATTATAGGTGATTGATAATTTAAATCCGTCCTTTAATACACGTCTTTTTTCTCCATTAAATCGAGAAGGATATATTGAATTAGAGGTGTATAAAGGACTATTTATTTTTGTCTTAACTATTTTGTTTTGAGCCATAAACTTCCTAAAATTTCTTGATCTAAACACCTAATTGCATAAACTTGTGTGATTTAAGTATAATTTTAAACTGGCCATTTTACCTCTGAAAAGTGTATTTATCTCAATCTAATGCAAAATTTATATATTAAGGGTGGGGAACCTCATCTCAATTATATTGCTTACTAAAATCCGAC